ACATCATCAAAGGAACTCGTGATGATGTAGATTTTACGAATCAAGACGAAACCGAAAGGTATTTTTGCTCAGAAGAACCTGAGTATGTTTTCGTTGCCGCTGCCAAAGTTGGTGGTATTATGGCAAACAATAACTACAAGGCAGATTTTCTGACTGAGAATCTCCAAATCCAAACTAATCTTATTCAGCAGTCTTATAATTTTGGTGTAAAGAAACTGTTGTTTCTTGGATCATCTTGCATCTATCCTAAGTTTGCAACTCAACCTATCACCGAAGACCAGTTGATGACTGGTGCTCTGGAACCTACGAACGATGCCTATGCGATTGCAAAGATTGCTGGCATTATGATGTGTCAGGCATATCGCCAGCAGCACGGGTTTAATGCCATCTCCCTGATGCCTACGAACCTCTATGGTCCCAATGATAACTTTAATTTGGAGACATCTCACGTTCTTCCAGCGATGATTGCTAAGTTTCACGCTGCTCTTGACCATAGTAAGTATTGGGAAGTTAAACTCTGGGGTGATGGTTCTGCGATGAGAGAGTTTCTGCACGTTGATGATCTTGCAGAAGCGTGTTATACTTGTATGCAGGTCTATAATGAAGCAGAACATATCAACGTTGGTACAGGTGAGGATGTGACAATTAAGGAACTTGCTGAAACTGTTGCTGATGTTGTTGGATATAATCGTGACATTAATTGGGATACTACAAAACCCAATGGTACTCCACGTAAAGTTCTGAATGTAGATAAAATCAAAGCACTTGGATGGGAACCAAAAATTGGTCTCCACGAAGGTATTGAGACAACTTATCAGTGGTATAAAGAAAATGCTATCGTTTAATAATATTGGAAATCTTGGTAGACTTGCCAATCAAATGTTTCAGTATGCCTCACTAAAAGGTATTGCTAGTCATCGAGGATATGATTTTTCGATTCCTCCTCGTGAAGTATTTGGTCAAAATGATGGTAACGTAAAGAATTCTGATGTTATTCTTTACGATGTTTTTGCTGTAGATAAAACTAATAATGTTCAGTTAGTCCAAAATCCTGTTCTTCAGGAAAGAGTTCATACCTTTGATAATGAACTTTTTATTAACTGCCCTGATAATGTTGATTTATTTGGATATTATCAAACTGAAAAATACTTTAAGCATATCGAAGATGAGATCAGAAAAGATTTCACTTTTAGTGCATCTGTAATGAGAGATTGCCGTAAGTGTTTTATTGATAATTTTTCTAATACCGAGATTATATCTCTTCATATTCGGAGAGGTGATTATGTAAGCAATTCTAATCATCCAGTTCAAACTATTGAGTATTATCAGAAAGCACTAGAAAAACTACCAAAGGATTTGCCAGTTATGGTATTTTCCGATGATACTGATTGGTGCAAAAATCATGAGTTTTTCGCTCCAGACCGCTTCTTTATTTCTGAAAATAATGGAACGGAAGTTGATCTTTGCTTGATGACTTTGGCAAATTATCATATAATTGCTAATAGTTCTTTTAGTTGGTGGGGTGCTTGGTTAGGAAAAAGTAAAAAAGCTATCGGACCTAAAAATTGGTTTGGTGGTGACTGTGTAAATAAGAGTATCGATGATGTTGTTTTTGACAACTTTGAGTTCCTATGAAAATTTGTATTTTAACTATCGCAACAAACAAGTACATTGATTTTGTTGAGAGACTTCTAGAAAATGTTGAGGAAAACTTTCTTAACGGGCATGAAATTAATTGCCTTCTTTTTACTAATCATGATGTAGAAACCTCTGAGAATATTAGGGTTTGTCAGATCGATCACGAACCCTGGCCGATGCCAACTCTAAAGAGGTTTAATTATTTTGTAAAAGAAAAAGATTGGATTTTAGAGCACGACTATTGCTTCTATCTTGATGTAGATATGGCAATTGTTGCTAAAGTTGGTGATGAGATTCTTAGTGATCTTGTCGCAACGATGCACCCATACCAATCATTCTATCCAAAAGAACAGCGATCTTACGATAGGAATCCAAAATGTCTTGCCTATGTTCCTGTTGGTGAAGAACCAGAGAATTATTATGCAGGTGGATTTAACGGTGGATCTACTAAGCGATTTATGGAGATGGCAGAAGTTCTTGCTGATCGAGTTACCAAAGATCTTGAGAACGATGTCATTGCTTTGTGGCACGATGAATCACAAATGAATCGTTATTTAATTGATAATCCTCCTACGTTGAGTTTGACTCCTTCATACTGTTATGCGGAGGAGTTTATGCAAAATGTTGAGTATCCTTATAATCCTAAAATTGTTGCACTAAAGAAGAATCACAATGCGCTTAGAGGTCAAAAAGATCCCCGCAGTTTACATTAATCTTGCTAGGGACACTGAGAAGAATGATCGGATGCAGAAAATGCTATCCGATCTTGGATTTGAGACGATCATTCGTGTGGAGGGTTTCGTTTTTCCTGATGCACATTTGGCAGGATGTTCTTTATCTCATTTTACTGCACTTGACGAGATCGATCCTCCCTTTATTGTTTTTGAGGATGATTGTGTAGTTAAGAACTTTAGACCTGAGATTGAGATCCCCGACGATGCTGATGCACTCTATCTTGGCATTTCTTCTTGGGGAAGAATGAATGCTCATTCTGGACCTTTCGTTCAGTATCAAAAGGTTGATTCTGAATTACTTAGGGTTTACAATATGTTGGGTGCTCATGCAATTCTTTATATTAATCCAGAGTATGCTTCTCTTTGTAAGAAAATTGCATATCACGGATATGAGATTTCAGATCATCAGGATATTGGATTTGCTGAAGTGCAAAAGTATTATAATGTATATGCTTTTGATGATCCTATGTTCTATCAGACCAGCTCGAATGGAACTGATCAACCTTTAACCTCTTATCCTACACACGAATTGTTTCAACCACATAAAAATTTCTGGAAACCATTGAGGGTATATTGATGAAATGTTTAGTGACAGGTGGTGCAGGATTTATCGGATCAAATCTTGTTGATCGTCTTATAAATCTGGGACACGAAGTTGTTGTGATTGATAATGAATCATCAGCAACTAATGAACAATTTTATTGGAATCCCAGTGCTTTGAATTGTGTTCTTGATATTTGTAACTATAAAGAAATTCGACCACTTTTTGACGGTGTAGATTATGTGTTTCATCTTGCAGCAGAATCTCATATACAACCAGCGATTGAGAATCCAATTCATGCTGTGACAGTTAATTCTGTTGGAACCTGTACAGTTCTTCAGTGTGCTCGTGAAGCAGGTGTTAAAAGAGTGATGTATTCATCAACTGCATCTGCTTATGGTAAAAATGAATCTCCTAATGTTGAGACTCAACCTGATGATTGTTTAAACCCATATTCTGTTTCCAAAGTAAATGGAGAAAAACTCTGTAAAATGTACACAGAGTTGTATGGATTGCCAACAATTATTTTCAGGTATTTTAATGTATATGGAGAGAGGCAACCTTATAGGGGGCAATATGCTCCTGTTGTTGCTATTTTTATGAGGCAAAAATCTGAGGGAAAAACTTTGACAATCGTTGGTGATGGCAATCAACGTAGAGATTTTGTTTATGTTGGAGATATATGTAATGCAAATATAACTGCTGCGTTATCTGATGTTGATTATGAAGCATATGGTCAAGTTTATAATGTTGGAACAGGAACCAATGTGTCTGTAAATCAAATTGCAAGGATGATTGGTGGAGAAACAACTAATCTCACTCCACGTCCAGGTGAAGTTAGATTTAGTCTTGCTAATAATCAGAAAATTAAAAAAACTTTTGGTTGGGAACCAACTATGAAATTAGAGGATTGGATTTCTGCAAATGCTTAATGTTTTTTATAGAGACAGTCATCTACAGGGTAGAATGTCTGGACCAAAGAAGGTCATACAAAACTTATTTCATTCTTTAAATGATATGGGAATTCCATATGCTGAGAATGAAGAAAAATATAAAAATAATTTGTTTTTGCATTGGGATCCATATCAAGTCAATAACTATGCAGAAATAAAGAACAAAGAAACTTTATTGGTAGGACCTCAGGTGTGGCCTTTCGCACCTGAGTTTTCTCAACTTACTGAGTATGGAAAAATTATTACTCCATCCCAATGGGTTGCCGATTTATATACTAAGTTCTTTAATGTAAGAGGAACTATTAATTGGCCAGTTGCAATTTATGCGCCACAGATAAACAATAATCCAACAGTTGATTGTTTAGTCTACTATAAAAATAGACCAGTTGAGCATTTGCAATCTGTTTTAAGTCTTCTCGAAAAAAGAGGACTCACTTATACAGGTTTGGAATATGGTAATTACTCTCAAGAAGAGTTTTTAGAATCTATTGGGGAAGTCAAATTCTGTGTTATAATTGATAATACTGAGAGTCAGGGAATTGCCACTCAAGAAATGATGGCAGTTAATAAACCAATTTTTGTATGGGATCAGATTGTATGGGATCATATGGGGTCTGAATATTCTGTTCCTGCCACTTCAGTTCCTTATTGGTCAGATGAGTGTGGTTATAAAATTAGTTCCATTGATGAACTAGAATCTGGATTTGATTACTTTTATTCTAATCTTTCTAATTATTCTCCACAAGACTATATTCAGAGAGAATTATCCCCACAAAAGACCGTGCAAATTTTGCTAGATCACTATGAAAGTTAAAGTTTTTACTTTTGTTTTTAATCGTCCTGATATTCTTCAGTATCAGATTGATTGTTTTAAAAATTATCTAAAAGATGATTTTGAGTTTCACGTTGTTTACGACACTCGTGATAATGAGTTTTTGGAACAATTTAAAAAAATATGTGACAGGAATAATATTTCTCTACATCATCATATTTCTCAACCAGGAAACACTCCAAGTTTTTATAACTCTGATGCGATTCAGTGGACTTATAATAATGTGATTCTGCAAGATTCTGAGGATTGTTTTGTGGCAATTCTAGACCATGATAACTTCCTTATCGAATCATTCAGTGTGAATGAGTTTATGGAGAATTGTGATCTTGCTGGATGTGTACAAACTCGTGGCAGTGTTGAGTATGTTTGGCAAGGATTGATCTTCTTTAGAAAGAGTGCTCTTGAGAAAGAAGATTTTGATTTCTATCCACAGCACGTTGAGGGGCAACTTCTAGATTCTTGTGGAGGAACTTATAAACTCATTCGTAGTTCTAACATCAGATTTACTCCAACTGATGTAGAATATCCTGATAATTATCGGGATATAAATCTTAAGGACCCATCAGTTTCTAATGGTGGATATGAAATGGAACTCCATCTTGATGGTAAGTTTCTTCATTTCAGAAATGCCTGTAATTGGCATAATGGATTACAAGTTGTAGATAGTCATAAGACTTCAGTTCTACATACTATTCTTGGAGATTTTATAGAGGTTTAAAATGTTATTGAGTTTTACTGGACTTAGAAAGAAATACAATATGGATGTAAAAGGTATCATCCATATTGGTGGACATTATGGTGAAGAGATTGATGAATACGTTCGAAATGGTATCCAAGAGATTGTTATCTTCGAACCATTGAGCGATTCTTTTGATGTTCTTTGTGAGAATATTAAAGATTTAAATGCTAATATTATTGCACATCAAGTTGCTTTGGGACCAGAAGAAACTGTAGCAACTATGTATGTGAGTGATAATGAAAAGCAAAGTAGTTCTTTATTGAAACCTAAAGTTCATATTACTCATCACCCCCATGTAAAGTTTCCAGAAACTGAGGAAGTTGAGGTTAAAGTTCTTGACGATTTTAATTATAACAAGTATAATTTCATTAATATGGACGTTCAGGGATATGAACTGGAAGTCCTAAAGGGTGCTAAAAAAACTTTAGAAAACGTTGACTATGTTTATTGCGAGGTCAATCGTGATGAAGTTTATGAAGGCAACGCTTACGTTGAGGAACTTGATGAATTCCTTTCCCAATATAATATGGAAAGAGTAGAAACTTCTTGGGAAGGACAAATTTGGGGAGACGCACTTTACATTAGAAAAGCATAATGGACAAAAACAAATCAGCATACAAACTAAAGGGATTGCCACCCATCATTTATCTCAATCTTGATGGTCAACCAGAACGTGATAAGTTTATGGTTGATCAATTAAAATATTGGGAAATCGAAGATTATACTCGTATTTCTGCCCATGATGGTCGTGAAGATGATCTGAGTGATATTATTAAGGGTAGATATCCAGATATGATGTCATCTGGAGAAGTTGGGTGTGTGACTTCTCATCTTAAAGCACTACGTTATTTTGTTGAAGAAACCGATCATCCATGTGCCTTGATTATGGAAGATGATTGTGATTTGGAAACTGTAAGATATTGGCCTTTTACTTGGAAAGATTTCTTTTCTCAAGTCCCATATCATTATGATGTCATTCAGTTGGCGATCATTAATCCAGCACAAGTTCATTTGAGAATTCACAAACGTTTTGTGAATGATTTTTCTACTGCTTGTTATATGATTACTCGTCATCATGCAGAAAAACTTTTAAGACTTCATCTTAGGGATGACAAGTATAAGTTGGATAATGGATCTAAACCTCGCGCTGTGGCGGATGATTTGATTTACAATTCTGGTAATACTTTTGCAATTCCTCTTTTCCTTTATAAGTTGGAATTGGGATCATCAATTCATCATGAGCATATTGAGACTTTCCATAAAAGTTCTTATGAAGGACTTTGGAGTTTCTGGAAAAACAGTGCCTTGCAAATTCCAGATTGGAATGAAATTTTTAATTACGATCCATATTTTGGAACTCTACCACCATCTCTCCAATATCAAGAAAATCAACCACCACCAGAGCAACAGTAGTAATTTATACTCAGTGTGTGTGAAAACCGTAACGAGAGGGGCTTGACCCCTCTTTATTTTTGCTATATAATGTTGTAACAATTCGTAATAAAACGAAATGACCGTAACAACTAATGAACGTGGGCAGCAAAATATGTTTGCTAAAGAACCCACAATGTATTATGAAAACTATGGGATGGATACTCCCAATCAAGTAAAGGAGAAGTATAATGGACGCTGGGCAATGGTCGGCATTGTTGCTGGCGCTCTTTCTTATGCTATCACTGGCAAACTCTTCTTCGGAATCTTCTGATAATTGATTGACAATGGTAGAAATTACGTTTACAATTACATCTGTTGCCTTTTTCGTCTTATTGGCAGCGTCTGTAAATCAACTTTCTAAAACTTACTAATGACTTATAGTATTACTCTTCGTTCCGCTGATGGAACTGAAAATGTCATTCAATGTCCAGAAGATCAATATATTCTTGAAGCAGCAGAAGAAGCAGGTATTGACCTTCCTTACTCTTGTAAAGCAGGTGCTTGCTCCTCTTGTGCTGGTAAAGTAATCTCGGGAGAGATTGATAATGAAGAACAATCGTTCCTTGATGATGACCAAATGGCAGAAGGATTTGCACTTCTCTGTGTTGCTTATCCCAAGTCTGATTGTGTAATTCTTACAGAACAAGAAGAAAACCTTTAATTTAGGAGAACTAAAATGAAATTTGGATTTACCCCTGAGGCTGAGATTCTCAATGCCCGACTAGCAATGATCGGTTTTGTTGCTGGTGTTGCTTCTTACCTTACTACTGGTCAACTCATTCCTGGTATTTGGTGATGGAGGTTAATATGCGTAGCGAAGGTTATCAAGTTCCTCAAGTACAATTCACTTTTCGTGAATCTGGGGACTTTGTAAATAAAACAACTGCAGAACTTTTCGATGGGAAGCGTGTGGTCATTTTTAGTCTGCCTGGTGCTTTCACTCCTACTTGCAGTGCCTATCAGCTTCCTGGATTCGAAGAGAAATACGACGACTTTATTGGTCTTGGCATCGACGATATTTACTGCATCTCTGTTAATGATGGGTTTGTGATGAATGCTTGGGCACAAGACCAGAACATTGAGAAAGTCAAACTCATTCCAGATGGCAATGCTTACTTCACACGTTCTATGGGAATGCTTGTCAACAAGTCTAACCTTGGTTTCGGGGATCGCTCTTGGCGTTATGCTGCGGTCGTGGATAACGGAATCATCGAGAAATTATTCGTGGAAAACGGTAAGCGTGACAATGCAGACACCGACCCTTACGAAGTATCAACACCCGAAAATGTTCTAGAATATGTTTCGGCAAATGTGAAAGTCGGTACGACTGTTTGATATAACACTTAATACTACTCAACTCTGTTGCTAAATAAGCAGCAGAGTTTTTTAGTATTATGCCACGCGGACAATTGACTAAAGATATTATTAAATGTGAAATCTTGAAAATAAAATCCCAATTGGATTCTGAAGGTTGGACCTCAGATCCAAAGGGATTGGCGCATAAGTATCTTAATAGACTTTTAGATAAGATAGAAGAATATTCTCGTTAGACTTCTGTAGTATCTTCTTGATCTTTTGCTTCAATAAAAAGATTTACTTTTCTAAGAAGTGCTTCTGCTTCTTCTGAGTAGATAGCGTTCTTCTGTGCCCAAAGTAAATCATACTCGGGAACAGACTCACTTTTAGAAAGTTTTGTGCAAATTTTAATAAGTCTTCTATGAGTACCCTCGTTTAGCATTGTTCCAACTTACTTTTATTTTTATTTAGTTGCTTTATAAATGTTCTTCACCGTTATCAAAGGTATTGAAGAATAAAACTTGTGTCAACCTACCGTTTTCTAAACTATCACCAAACCCACTAATCATACTTCTGTGCGGTAGTTTATTACCTTTGTATAAGACTAAACGGTTATAAACATTGCCAAGCATTGTATTTAGATATGCTTCTTTCCCATCTTTTGTATAGATTCCCGTACCAGATCCAGTAGGTGCATCAGGTGTTAAATAAAGAACTCCTGCCCATTCTGCTTCATCGGTGTGTACCCAACTCTCAGCATCTTCTAAACATATCTGAAAGCAGAAAGAATCAAACTTTACTGGAAAAAATAATTCTTTGTTAAAGATGGACTCTAATTTATTTTTTACCATTCTCTGGTAATCTGAATCCGCTCTAAAACTTCTTTTACCTGGAAAACTTCCAGTTGTTGGAAAATCAATTTTTAAAACAGACTCTCTTACTTTGTCAGGATGGTCCAAAAAATTATCAATGACCATAATATTTAAATCCATATACAAATTATTACCATTAAAAATATTTATCCTTTGGGTCTTGACACCAGAACCAGATCGTAGTATGATAAATAGGTAAACAAATGTTACGAATTCCTCATAATTCTTAACATTGCTAACACCCCGTAAACCGAGACCTCTAGGGTGTATAAATTACGTCTCTCATATCCCCGCTGAGGGTGCGGGGAGCATAGTATCACCACCATTTCCCTGATGGTCTTACTACCTGTTTATTACAAATGACTGCTACAATTTCACGTCAACAACAATCGAATACTTGGGAACAGTTCTGCAACTGGGTTACTTCAACCGATAATCGTCTTTATGTCGGTTGGTTCGGAGTCCTGATGATTCCTACCCTGCTTGCTGCTACGACTTGTTTCATCATCGCATTCATCGGTGCTCCTCCTGTGGACATTGATGGTATCCGTGAACCCGTTGCTGGTTCACTCATGTACGGAAACAACATCATCTCTGGTGCTGTAGTTCCTTCGTCCAACGCAATTGGACTGCACTTTTACCCCATCTGGGAAGCTGCTTCCCTAGATGAGTGGCTCTACAACGGTGGCCCTTTCCAACTGGTTGTGTTCCACTTCCTGATTGGTATCTACGCCTACATGGGTCGTGAGTGGGAACTCTCCTATCGTCTGGGTATGCGTCCTTGGATCTGTGTTGCTTACAGCGCACCTGTCGCTGCTGCGAGTGCAGTGTTCCTGGTCTATCCTTTCGGTCAAGGTTCTTTCTCTGATGCGATGCCTCTTGGTATCTCTGGTACTTTTAACTACATGCTTGTGTTCCAGGCAGAGCACAACATCCTGATGCACCCCTTCCATATGCTTGGTGTTGCTGGTGTGTTTGGTGGTTCTCTGTTCAGTGCTATGCACGGTTCTCTGGTTACTTCCTCGCTGGTTCGTGAGACCACCGAGAATGAGTCCCAGAACTATGGTTACAAGTTCGGTCAAGAAGAAGAGACTTATAACATCGTTGCTGCTCACGGTTATTTTGGACGCCTTATTTTCCAATATGCTTCCTTTAATAACTCCCGTTCGCTGCACTTCTTCCTTGCCGCTTGGCCCGTTGTAGGCATCTGGTTCACCGCTCTTGGTGTTTCCACGATGGCATTTAACCTCAACGGTTTCAACTTCAACCAGTCCATTATGGATAATCAGGGTCATGTGCTCAATACTTGGGCTGATGTTCTGAACCGCGCTGGTCTGGGCATGGAAGTGATGCACGAGCGCAATGCTCACAACTTCCCTCTTGACCTTGCCGCTGCCGAAGCAACTCCTGTTGCTCTGACTGCTCCCGCAATCGGTTGATAAAAACTCAATAGTTTTTGAGAGACCCGAAAGGGTCTCTTTTTTATGCTATAATGACCTTATGCAAACCGCAAAACGGATGAATCAAATTATTCTTGGTGACTGTCAAGAAGTTCTAAAGACAATTGGTGATGATACTGTTCACCTTACTTGTACTTCTCCACCGTATTATAATGCTCGGGCATATTCTATTTGGCCAACTTATGAAGAGTATTTGCAATTTCTTGATAATGTATTTGTTGAGGTTCTAAGAGTCACCAAACCAGGAAGAATGTGTGCCGTAAATCTTTCCCCTGTAATTGAGGCAAGAGAATCGAGAGCACATGAAAGTAAGAGACTTGCCATTCCATTTCATTTCTTTTCTTTGATGGAGAAGATGGGATGGAAGTATATTGATGATATTGTTTGGGTAAAACCAGAAGGTGCTGCTATTAATCGTAATGGTGGTTTTTATCAGCATCGTAAACCAGTTGCTTATAAACCAAATATTGTAAGTGAAACTATCTTTATCTTTCAGAAACCAGCAAACTTTTTGATTGATAAAGTTGTAAGATCTTATGGTGGAGATGTTCTTGAGCAGTCTCTAGTCAAAGAAGACTATGAGCGTTCGAATGTTTGGAAGATTAATCCAGAAACTGCGTCTAAACATCTTGCACCTTATCCAAAAGAACTCAGTGATAAGATAGTAAAGTATTATTCATACATTGGTGACATTGTTTTGGATCCTTTTATGGGAAGTGGGACAACTGCTATTTCATGTGTTGATCTTAAACGTCAATATCTTGGAGTAGAAATTCATCAAGAATATATTGATATGGCACAAAATAGAATTTCTTCTTTTTCCCCGCTTGATAATTTTTTTGAGTAGAAACACTCATTGACCCGTTTGTTAACTTATGTTAAGATAAATATGAGAAATAACATAGGAGGCTATGGTTTCATCTACACTTTCGCAACAAACTTCGCAGAGAGGATGGTTTGATGTCCTGGATGACTGGCTTAAACGAGATCGCTTTGTCTTTGTGGGTTGGTCTGGACTACTTCTTTTTCCCACTGCTTATCTTGCGCTTGGTGGCTGGCTTACTGGCACAACGTTTGCTACAAGTTGGTACACCCACGGGATTGCGTCTTCTTACCTTGAGGGTTGCAATTTTCTTACAGCAGCAGTGTCAACTCCTGCTGACGCTATGGGTCATTCTCTTCTTCTACTTTGGGGTCCTGAGTCTCAAGGGGATTTCGTCCGCTGGGTCCAACTTGGGGGACTCTGGCCTTTTGTGGCGCTCCACGGAGCCTTCGCTCTTATAGGGTTTATGCTTCGTCAGTTTGAGATTGCTCGTCTGGTCGGTATCCGTCCTTATAATGCAATCGCATTCTCTGGTCCCATTGCAGTCTTTGTTTCTGTATTCCTTATGTACCCACTGGGACAATCCAGTTGGTTCTTCGCCCCTTCCTTCGGTGTGGCGGCGATCTTCCGCTTCCTGCTGTTCCTGCAGGGCTTCCACAACTGGACGCTGAACCCCTTCCACATGATGGGAGTTGCTGGTATACTGGGAGGAGCACTGCTCTGTGCGATTCACGGAGCAACCGTAGAGAATACACTTTATGAAGACAGTGAACAGTCGAATACATTTAAAGCATTTGAACCAACCCAAGAGGAAGAGACCTATTCGATGGTTACAGCAAATCGTTTTTGGTCTCAGATCTTTGGCATTGCTTTTTCTAATAAGCGTTGGCTTCATTTCTTTATGTTATTTGTACCTGTTATGGGTCTATGGACATCCTCTATTGGTATTATTGGCCTTGCTCTTAACCTTCGTGCTTACGACTTTGTAAGTCAGGAGATTCGTGCGGCAGAGGATCCTGAGTTTGAGACATTCTATACGAAGAACATTCTACTCAATGAAGGACTTCGTGCTTGGATGGCACCAGTAGATCAACCTCACGAGAACTTTGTGTTCCCAGAAGAGGTACTTCCAAGGGGCAATGCCTTGTGATAAAAACATAATATTCTACGGAAACGTAAAGACCCTTCGGGGTCTTTTTTATGGTATAATTACTTTTGTATTGATTCACAAACAACTTAATACAATCATCAATATGTGTTAAAATAAATAAAATCTCAAGGTTTTATTCTATAAACTATGCTATTAGATCTGGCACATACGATTGCAGATTATACGATTTGTGGTGAAGGTAATGTATCCGAAAGAGTAGATAAAGATACTTTTTTAATTAAGGCAAGCGGTACAAGTCTTCATACACTTTCAGAGGAAGACTTAGTTTTAGTTAATACAGATGCCCAACAAATCAATCCAGAACAGAAAAAACCAAGTATTGAGACTTTGTTTCATGCTTGGATAATGAAAAATTTTCAAGAGATTAATTATATTGCTCATACACATCCATCAAAGACCACACAAATACTTTGCTCACCTTCAGTAAATGACTTCGCATATCAGCGTTGGTTTCCAGATCAAATTGTAAGAAATGGTGTTATTTCTTGCCTGGTTCCCTATGCCCCTCCTGGACAAAGACTCCTTCAAAATGTAGAGAAATATGTTGGAGAGTTTGTTGAGTATTTTGGATATTTTCCAAAGTTGATTTTATTGGAGAATCATGGTATTATCACCGCATCACCTTACCAAAAAGATTGTGCCGCTTCCACATTGATGTGTGAAAAGTCTGCGGAAATCTTTATTGGTGCAAAACTTCTTGGTGGAGTTAACTTTCTTCCTGATGAAGAAATTGAGCATTTAGAAAATTGTCCAGGTGAACAATATCGTCGTCATATGTATTTTGTAAAGTGATCACATCAGAAACACCGTATAAACTAGCAGAAATATATAGAGATACGTGGCCGCAACTTTATAGACCAATGAAAACAACAAGTGAAACAATTAAAGTAAATTTTCAAACATTAAATCTTTTTCTAACTGAATTACAGAGCAATATGAACTCTGCAATTCCTGACATTTATCTTAAACTTCAGGAATCCGACGATAAAGACGTTGGACAAAGTTTTCTTTCAAATCTTTTTTGGAGTGCTTTTGATCTGATTAGTACGATTGAAACGCTGGAAGGTAAAGAAATTATTGCTTGGTTTCTAAGTGCAGTTGTCCAGGATATTCATGATCACCTAGATCATTATCCAGATTTGAATGAATCGATTTCAGGTCTTTATGAAAGAATGTCTACAACTATCACAACTCTCAAGGACACTAAGATTTCTCCAGTTGTAGATAATCCAGATGCACATCTGAATGATACTTACACTTATAAGGATAAGACTATCAAAGTATCAGACTTTGGAACATTTGATTTTGTTTATGCATCATCTCCTTACAATCTTGCTCTTACAGCAGTCACTAAAGAATGTAAGTCTCAGGCACTTAGAAAGTGTTTCCCATATTGGAAGTGGAAGATTGGATTCTGGTTCGGTGAAAATCCAATGACAAATCCCTGCAAACAATGTAATTGGGGATGCAATGGATATGTTGATGAAAGAGGTTTATATGAAGATATGAATCAACCTACTTTTGATGCTGAAGGTCATAAGATTGCAGATAACATTAATGATTATGTAAAACTTCTTTATCAGAATCAACCCTCAAGATTTTATGTGATTGAGCCAATCTCAGCATCAAATGTTAGATTTGCAAATTATTATGAGGATGATTATAAGACCAAATATCCTAATGGAGCATTCATTAACGAATATTGTATGGTTTGGGGAAGAGATGATTTCTTTAATGACTGGAAAGACTTTGACGACAACGTTGCGAGATGGATGTTTGATGATGTGAATGAAAATGGATTTGTAGATCGTAATGACTTCTACTATAATTGGGGTCTTGATGCTGCAAATTGCATGTATAAAAAACCTGATTCTAGTGTAATTGTGACTACAGATCCAGTTAAAGAAACTTGGTTAGACAAGATTTTTAAATGGATTTTTAATCCATAGGATCAATCAATATCCAAAAAACTCAAAATCTTTTTTGTAGTAGTCTTTTACTAAAGATTCTATTTTTTTATTGGATTTGATTTCATTTTCCAATAATTCTTTTGGGTCTCCGTAATATGAATATTCTTTGTGTTCCAAATCACCGTCAAAAGTTTTATTAAACCAATCAATAAAATCTTTACCTAATTTATCTTCATACTTATAGATAACTGTTTTTGGTGAAATAAACTCATGTTGAGATCTCATCCAATTTGCGTTATATCTTTTTGTAATGGCATGGTACTCTATAAATTGTGATAACCCTTCTTTAGTTTCTAAAGTGGAGTAAATATCATTTTCCATATCAGAGTACCATTCCTTTATCATGCAATGTGCTGCAGAAGCGAATCGTGTAAATGGATTTCTAACTATAGCGAAATGTCTAGATGCTGCTACATCCTCTAGCATTTCATACAATGGATAGTGTAAATGCATCACACTAATTCCATAAATCGATTGGTCATAATCATCATGATCAATCTGATAATCATTTTGCAATAGCACTTCTTTGATATATCTCCCACCAGCTCTTGGAATGTGAATATGAAATATTTTTTTATTGTTCTTTGTAAAGAGTGCCATTCTAAAATTTAATATTTAATTTAATTATATCACATTTGACTTCATTTAAAAAATAATTTATAATAATCAAAAGACTTAAAATAAAATGATCGAATCAACAGGTGGAATGTTGGGGCAACTTGCGATTGCTCTTGAAAAACTTGGATGGGATAGAAATGACAAACTGGAAGTAAACATTGGTGGAGTTGCAGTCACGGGAACCGCAACACATCCAGATGCAAATCCAAAGTGGGCAAAACCATTTGGAAGCGTAACATATCAAAATGATGCTTTTATTGTGATTAAAAATGTGAGTCGCAATCCTGTAGTATCATCAAAGGCACCCGAAAATGAATGAATACTGGATTGTAACTGAAACAAGGACAGGGAGAGTCATCGCACATTGTGGCGATATTAATGACGCATTAATGATGGTTGGATTAGACCCAAATAATCGTTCTTATAGTCGCTATCGTTTTATTCTAGATCAGATTATCGATGTGACTTCTACAACTGATAAGCAACTACCAGGACAGATTGGACTACCCGCTGCACAAGACTCATACCTTTCACAAGGTCAAGGAGATCCAGTGGTTGTATGAACCATCGTAAATATAAACAAGCAGAGAATAACAAAAAGAAAAGGATGTACACACCTGAAGGATACTTAAAAGATCCCCCAGATGCAAAATGTCCTTACTGTGGGGAATCTGGAAAGTCTTGTTCTAATGTAAATAGTCTAAGTCGTGCTTGGGCAAGAGACGCTTGTAAAAAGAAAAATGAACAATAACACTAAACTTAGCGAACTCATTCAGGAATTCCCAAAAATTATTCCTGATGAGTATTGTGATATGCTAATTAAATGGTTTCACTGTAATGAAGATTTGCATCAACAGGGACAAGTGTATGGTGGTCATGCGAGCGGTAAAGATTTTGCCAACAACATTGTTTTGGATAAAAAGAAGACAATGCAGGCATATCCAGATAAAGATGATCCAATATCTGACTTGATGACAAAAATTATATTTAATGTTTATGATGAATATTCCAAACTTCACCCAACTCCAATTGCACAACCAATGTCCGCTAGGGATTACTCAGTAAGGGTATATCATAAAGGAGATGGTTATTTTAAAAAACATTGTGATCAAACTGCAGGAGCAAATGTTCACAGGGTCTTTGGATTTATAGGATACTTAAATGATGTTGATGAGGGTGGTGGAACAAATTTTGGACAACTTGAAGTTTATATAAAACCAGAAAAGGGAAAGGTTGTTATGTTTCCCTGCAATTATCTTTTTGAGCACGAGGGAACAGTTCCTGTTTCTGGGGATAAGTATATCATGACCTGCTTTATAAATTACACTGATATCTTAAATGAACATGGAGAATGAATATAATATAGGATTTTGTAAACCTTTTGGACCTATGATTTTAGAATGCCAATGTCCAGAAGATATTATTACAAAGTTAAATCTTTATGTTGATGAAATGAATGAAGAGCAAAAGAAAATATGCTCGTCAAAATTTACTGATAATAAAGATTTTCCTAATTTACTTTCTAGAGATTTTGAGGTGATTTATTTAACTCCAAAATCTTCTTTTGAAACGGGATTATCTTTTTTTCTTTTGCAAATTTGTCAGGCTTATAACCGACAAAGTGGTGTATATGATAAGCAAATAATTTTGCCAAAGTCAACTTTTTCCGAAGAACTTTTGGACGTGTGGATTAATCGTTATGAACAATTAGATTATACTCCACCACATGATCACAGAGGAAATGTATCTGGAATTATTATTTTAGATCTTCCTGATGATGCCACAGAAATGGAAAAAACTAATCTTGAGTTTTTTTGGGATAATGAACATTATAGACCATATCAAGAAATTGGTAAAACATTTTTGTTTCCAAGTAATTTAATGCATTGGGTTGGTAAACATATTAATAAAAAAGAGAGGAGAACGTTGAGCTTTAATCTATTTCTCCATTAGTGATTTTATAAGGATATAAATAATTAAAATCTTTTTATCCTGAATTAATGGCGACGATTATTAAACCAAAAAGAAGTCGAAATTTGGGTATTGTTCCCACAATTTCTCAACTTGCCGATGGTGAAATAGCCGTAAATATCCCTGATCAGCGAATTTATATTCGTGATGGTGCCAATATTAAAGTTATTGCACAAGCACCTACAGGACTGACAGCTCAGTGGACTTATCTAGATCAATCATCTCTGTCTTCATCAGAACTTTCTGCTGATGGAGTAAGCATCGGACTAGCAGTACAAAAAAGGTATTTGGTAGACACGAGAGGTGGTACTATACAACTAAATTTACCAACAAGTTCTTTAGCTGTTGGTGATAGCGTTGAAGTAGCTGATCCACTGTTATGCTGGTCAACTAATCCCGTACAAATTAATACTTTAGGGATTGCTCAAATTCAGGATCAAATTGGTAATTTGGAAAATGAACCCATGCTCTTAGATGTTGCTGGGGGTCGTATTTCATTTTTATGGACTGGTACTGTTTGGAGCTTATTACAATAATGGCATTAACACTCAGTGGAGCCAACTCCAATTCTTTTTCCGATTCCAATGGTTATTATGTTTATGCTTTGAGAAGAGATGAGGACGATATGCTATGGCTTACAAAAGTAAGCGCAGCGTCTACAACTGAAACTTCTATAGATATTAATTATAGAAAAGATGGGTCTCAAGTTATAGAAGTTTCTGATTATCAGGATTATGTTGAAGAGACTACTGAAGAAAAAACTTTAACAAATCATCCGCAAGATAAATACCAACAGATAAGATTTGACCGAAGAAATTTGAATTATTTTATTGATAATGATGGTTACTTTGTTATCCAGGTGAATGGCACCTACGATTACACCACCATAGGACCAAAATAAAGGAAACAAAAAATGGCAGAATTTAGACTTGGTAGACTGAAATTTAACTGGAAGGGCGATTGGGTTCCCAGTACTGCATACGTTATTGACGACATTGTAAAATTTGGTGCGAATACCTATGTTTGTACCACCAATCATACTTCGGTTGGTTCTACATCAGGTTGGTATGCCACTGATATCTCAAAATGGTCTCTTAATACTGATGGTATAAGAAATAGAGGAGATTTTGTAACGAATACTTATTATGCTGTCAATGACATCTTTAAGTATGGTAATAGGCAATATAGAGTAACCACAGGGTTTTCTACAAATTTCTTTACAACAGTTGGTGCAGCATCAACAAATTTTGTAGAGTATATCTCTGGGTTTAATGGGGAGGGTAATTATAATTCTTTCACTGAATATCAAGCTGGTGACGTTGTACTTTATAATGGTAACTCTTATGTTGCCATTACAACTACTGGTATTGATGATTTTCCCAATTTAAATATTGGAACTAAGTGGCAGGTTTTAACTCCAGGAACAAACCCACTAGGTATCGGTACATATAATAATACGGAAACCTATAATCAAGGTGATCTTGTTCAGATTGGTGGAGATACTTATCGATTAAAAGTTGGTGTTTCTACTGGAATTAACCCAGTTCTCAATCAACTTGGAATTGGTCAAACTTCATTAATTAGTGGTGTTATTCAGACCATTACATATACTGGTGGTGGAACGATTGTTGGTGCCGCAAACAGTCAATATTTCTCAGTTCCTGGTTTTGGTGGTTCTGGTAGTGGTGCATCATTTACAATTTCTAGAGATGGTTCTGGAAATGTAAATACTGTAGGTGTTAATCAACCTGGTGTTGGATATTCTGCAACTGAGCAATTAACTGTTTTTGGATCATCGATTGGAGGAACAACTCCTTCTAATAATCTAACAGTTACGGTTGGTACAACAACTTCATTTATCGCTGGTGGTGGTGCTGCTTCTGCAAGTGATACTTGGGAACTGTTTAATACTGGACTTAATTTTGTAGGAACTTGGAGCACTACTACAACCTACTATAAGAATAGCGTAGTTGAGTATTCTTCTTCTGCATACGTTGCTATTGGAAACTCTGCGATTAACGGTGTTATCCCAGGAACAGACCCAACTAAGTGGGGTGCTCTTGCAATTGGAGATTCTAACGCTGTTCTTACAACGAAAGGTGATGTTCTGATTAGAGATGCATCAGCACCTACTCGTTTGGCAATTGGATCAACTTATCAGGCATTGGGTGTTTCTACAACTGGTGTTCCAATTTGGACAACGATTGGTAATGCAACTAGAGTTTATTATGCAGACCCAGAGCAAGGGCACGATACATTTAATGGAAGCACCCCAGATTTAGCATTTAGAACTTTAAAGTATGCTTGCGAAACTGCAAGTGCTGTAACAAATATTACAAACTTTGTATATTCCAAAGAATCTGGTATATCAACTATTACAGCTCCTGCTCATGGCATTCTTTATCCAAATATTACTATTAAATTGGATGATATCGAATTTGAGTGCTTGAGTGGAGGTAATAGTTATAATATTCAGAATGTAATATACGCTAATTCTACAGGTATCACTACTGTTACAACTACTGCAACAAACTTTGTTCAGAATGGTGATATTGTTCGTTTAAGAAATATTGAGTTTACTTGTCCTGGTGGATCTGGAATCACCACAACAATATTCCCAGATGGAACTCAAGGTTATAATTTCACTGTAACTCAAGTTAATTCTCCAACTCAATTTGAGGTTAACGTTGGAGTTTCCACAATTCCACACATTTATGTTAGTGGTGGTCTAGTATTTGTTGGTGTTACAACTACTGTTTTCCCAGATACTGAAGTTGGATCTTACTTTAATGTTGTTGATGTTATTGATAATAATACATTTACAGTTAATGTGGGAACTTCAACAATTACTCATACTTATGTTGCAGGTGGTACTGTTACAAACCTTTCTCCTGCGGTTATTCGTTTGTCTGCTTCGGAGTTTGCTGAACAACTTCCAATTACAGTACCTCCATTCACAAGTATTGTTGGTAATACACTTAGGGCTTCTAAGATCCGTCCTGCTGATGGATTATCTTCTGATAATATAACACCAAATAATAGACAGACAATGTTTAAGTTGTCTGATGCAACTACGATTCAGGGTCTGAACGTATCTGGTCTTGTTGGATTTAATTATGAACCAACTCGCCCATATGAATTGTCAGCAACAACTGTTAGAACGGGATCTGGAAATACTGCTTGTGGTATATACTTTGCATTTAATCCAGATTCTCCAATCTCAAATAAATCACCTTATGTTAAGGATTGTACTTCATTCGGTGATCCAGCTACAGATGGTTATGGTGGTGGCGCTGGTGTTGGTGTATTCATCGATGGTGGTGTACACCCATATGGTGCTAAATCGATGGTGTTTGATGCTTACACTAATGTTCTAAGTGATGGTGCTGGATTTGTTCTTGATCGAGATGCAAGAGCTGAGATTGTTTCTTGCTTCACTTATTATGCAAAATGGGGTTATTACTCTGGTGGTGGATCAAGAATTCGTTCCGTTGGTGGTAATAATTCTTATGGTGATTATGGAGTTATTTCTTCTGGATTCTCAACTGCAGAAACTCCAATTTTTGGAAGACTTCTTGGAGATCGTTTAGAGATTGTCACTGGATCTATTAAAGGAACTGTTGCAATTGGTGATAGTATCAGAGGAACTGCATCTGGTGCTCGTGGTAATATCCTAAATGACCAATCATCTTCTGATAGATATTATTTCTTATATGAAGATGGTTATGGAAGCCCATATGTTGGTGTTGGTATTGGAACCACAACATTTATTACTGGTGAGTGGGTTGATGTAATTGGAGCTGGATATACTGGTGCATTTAGAATTTCACCAACTGTTGGATCTATAAGTGGTCAAAAGGGTGTTATTCTTGAGGTTGATAATTTATCTGAAGAGCCATTAGTCGGAACTGCTGTTGGATTTACGACAACGTTGGCAGGATCAGGAGTCGCTGGAATTGGAACAGACTCTAATTATTATATTATTACTTCTATAAGTGGATTCACTACTTCTTTCGAAGTTAAAACTTCTGCTGGTATTGTTACTTATCGTAATAGGGCAACCATTCGTATTGCTCCTGAAAAGGCAATTGCAACAGTTGATACAAGAGGACTTGTTGCGGGAACAAATACTGGTAACACTGCGATTGGAAGTACTTATGGATCTTATATTGAGATCAGAGAAAATTTCTCCAATGCTCGTTTAACAGGTCACGACTTCTTATCGATTGGTACTGGGAATAAAGTAGAGACAAATTATCCAAATGTTAACGAAGCAAACGTTGCTCAGGGTAATGAAACAAATACCTTTGGTCCTGGTAAAGTTTTCTATGTATCCACTGACCAAGGTGGTAACTTCCGAGTTGGAGACCTATTCGCAGTTAACCAGTTAACTGGTTCTGCAACTCTTGATGCTTCAGCGTTTAACCTTTCTGGTCTGACAGAACTGAGACTTGGTTCTCTTGGTGGTCAAATTGGTGAGGCAATTAACGAATTCTCAGCTGATGAGACGATGAGTGGTAACTCAAACTCAGCAGTTCCAACAGAATTTGCAGTTGTTGGTTATCTGAAGAGAGCTAAGATGGGCAACGACGCAATGGTTCCTCCACTAGGAACTGATGGTCAGAGACCTCTTACTCCTAACACTGGTGCTGTAAGATATAACACCACCAGATCTTATCTAGAAAATTATAATGGAACTTCTTGGGTCCCTGTTGGGCAGTTTTATAATGTTAGTGTTTCTAGCAATACCAACGTAGAAGCATTCCAACAAGTGTGGGTTAATACTTCTGGTGGTGCAGTTACTCTAACACTTCCTGCTTCTCCAAATATAGGAGATACAGTTAGATTCTTTGATGCTGCAAATACTTTTGATAGTAATGCACTCACTGTTGCTCGTAATGGACAAAGAATTCAGGGTGATGCCGATAACCTAACTGTTAACATTGAGGGTGCTGCATTTGAGTTGGTTTACTCTGGAAACACAACCTTTGGTTGGAGACTCTTCACCGTATAATAGGTAATATACCACTATGGCAAGTTACACAAGTTACAAAAAAGTTGATGCTGGATCCCAGATTTTATCTGGGACAGTTACAGATGCAAAATTTAACTCTGGTGCTTTAAGAAATTATTGTGTTTTGTGGGTGTATGGTAGTATTACAAATTGTAGTACTGGTTGTTGCTGCCTTTGGACAGTTCCAACTGGAGTGAGAAGAGTAACCTTTGAGCTCTGGGGTGCTGGTGGTAATGGTTCTGGAGCTTGCTCTTGTGGCAGGTGTCAGCACTATGCGGGGGCTCAAGGTGGATATTATAATAGCAAAACAATTAGTGTTTGTCCTACTTGGCAATATACGATTTGTGCTGGTGGAGTTTATCCTTGCAATAGTATTGAATGTAATGCTTGTGATGGATGTGCATCTTACGTCACTGGATGCAACCTGAGTGGATTCTGCGCCTTAGGTGGATCTTGTGGATGTGCTGATGGTGCCTGGAATACAATGTGTTTCTCCGATTGGGGAAAATGTTGCTTCTCTCCAGGAGGAGCTGATGGTGATTTTGGTATGGGCAACCATAGGGGAGCATATGCTGGTTCCTTTGCTTGTCACTGCTATAGATACGTTTCTTGCAGTACAGGAGCTCCTTTCTTAGGTAGTGGTGGTGTAGTACAAGAACTAACCGAATGTTGGATGAGATGTGGTTGTTGGACAGTACCTTATGCTTCAGGGGGACAAAATGCTATGACTACATATTGTGGGACTGGTTGTTGTGGACAAGGTGGAACAGGTGGACCTGGTATCGTTAGAGTCACGTATTTCTGAGGAAAAATAAATGGCATCATACTCAAGTTACAAAAAAGTTGATGGAACTTCATTTATCAATAGAACTTTAACTGATACTCAGTTAGAAATAGATGCTCGTAAGAATTTCGGCGTCAGATGGTTTTATGGTCCACCAGAACAATGTTCTCAGGGATGCTGCTGCCTTTGGACAGTTCCAACTGGAGTAACAAAACTTTTTCTTGAGTTGTGGGGTGCTGGTGGATCTGGACACGGTGCTTGTTCTTGTGGCAGATGTCAACATTATAGAGGTGCTGGTGGGGGATCATATAACTCTAAAATGATAACCACTGCTCCTGGTTGTCAATATACAGTTTGTGCTGCAGGCAATGGTAATTGTTGTAGGTTTGAATGTACTGGATGCTTGGGATGTACTTCTTATGTAACAGGATTTAATTTAAGTAATTTTTGCGCTACTGGCGGTGCCGCTGGATGTGCAAACGCAGACTGGACAACTGCTTGTAACTCTGCTTGGGAATGCTGCTTACAAGGCGCAAACAATGGTGGGGATCTTGGATATCAAAACCATCCTGGAACCTTTGGTGCTGTAGAGTGGTGGTTCGCGGTTGGATTCTGTCATTGCCATCACCAAATGACTCAACCAACTTCAGCACCTCGTATCGGAACAACAGTTCAACAATCTATTAACTTCTGTTGGATGCGTTGTGGTTGCTGGACAGTTCCATATGGACACGGTGGTATGGGTGCTATGTCATCTTATTGTGGGACTGGTTGTTGTGGACAAGGTGGTATGGGTGGACCTGGTTTAGTTCGAATTACTTTTTTCTAAGGAGAAACTCATATGGCATCATATACAAGTTATAAAAAAATAAATGGAGCATCCATTTTAGATGGAACTATTCCTGAGGTTTCAGTTTCTCAAAATTCTCTTGCTACTTGGTGTGTTAAATGGTTTTATGGATCTCAAAATGCATGTTCTCAGGGATGTTGCTGCCTTTGGACAGTTCCAACTGGAGTAAGAAAAGCATTCATTGAGATGTGGGGTTCAGGTGGGTCTGGTGCTGGAGCTTGCAGTGTTGGAAGATGTCAACATTACTCTGGTGCAGGTGGTGGATATTATAATTCTAAAATGTTAACAGTGTGTCCTGGTTGGACTTATACAGTTTGTGCTGCTGGAAATAGTAATTGCTGTAGAATCGAGTGTTTGGGTTGTTATGGATGTTCATCTTATGTAACTGGATGTGGATTAAGTAATTTTTGTGCTATTGGTGGTGAAGGTGGTTGTGCGAATCTTAACTGGAACGAAGCTTGCGCTTCATTCTTTTCTTGTTGCTTAGGTCCTAATTCTAATGGTGGTGATTTTGGTATGGGTAATCATAGAGGAACATTCTTTATTCATAGATCTCAATGTCATTGTCATTGTTTTGGCGCATCTCCAACTCCTGCTCCATTTATAGGAAGTCAAGTAGATCAAAATATTCATGAATGTTGGATGCGCTGTGGTTGCTGGACAGTTCCATATGGACATGGTGGACAAAACGCAATGACTACTTACTGTGGTGGTGGTGGTTGTTGTGGACAAGGTGGTATGGGTGGACCTGGTTTAGTTAAGATTAGTTTCCTATAAATATACATAGAAACATTAAGTTCAGTTATTTCTGAGAATTATGACTATCGATAGAAATATTATCTCTGTAGAATTTGATCTGCCATTACCAAATGAATTTTTGGTGGATCATTCTTTTTCTGAAGGAAAAAGTAGAAAGTACACATATCACGGACCAGATAAAATTTGGCTCCAAATTGATGAGAATGGTAGAGAAAAATATGGTCCATTAGAGGCATCTGATATTGCTGATGGTAGACCAATGCCTGCTGATGTGGTAGAATGGTTTGAGGTTGATTGTAATGAATATCCATTAATTTGTCAGTTAAGAGCTGGTATAATCAACGAGTTACAGGAAGATCCTACTGGATCTCAGTATCATCCAGATTCACCAGAAATAGAGGGATATGATAGATATAGTTATTCAACTCCTTTGATGCCAGCGGACGTTTTTGATAAGTGGGATCTAACAGTAGTTGATGGTGTTCCTACTGTTCCAGCATACAGTGTATATAAAAAACTTCTTGATAGGGAAGAACCACTTACTTGGAATGATGTTAGAAAGCATAGAGATAGAATTCTAAAAACAAGTGATACTGAAATTGCTGAAGATATGCCAGAAGAACTAAAACAAAAGTGGATGGCATATAGACAAATCTTAAGAGATCTCCCAAGTACTTTGGAAGCTGCTGGAGTTCCACCTACTATTGCTTATTTTATGTTTCCTAACGTTCCCGATTACAAAGATCCTGACTAAACTTTAGTAAATGAATTATACATTATTAAATTTTGATTATATAAAAGAAAATCAAAAAGAGATTATACAAGAGTTAAAAATATCTCAAAATAATTTAAAATCATTTGGAGTTTTTGATCCAACAAAAGCATACATTTATTATAATATTTTTGGAGTATCTTCTCCTTCGAAGCATATGTATGTGATCTTTAAAAAAATCAGAGATATTGTTAGAGAAAAAATTCCAAATGAAATGATTTGGATTCAGTCTTGGTTAAATTATCAAGACTATGATGAGGTTTTAGATTGGCATAATCATAGTTCTAGTTGGCACGGTTATATTTGTATCGAACCACAAGATACTGTAACTGAATTTGAGGATTGGGAAATTGAGAATGAATGTGGCAATATCTATTTTGGTCCAGGAAAACATTTACATAGGGTAGTTAATAAATCCAATTATACTGGTAAACGAATTACCATAGGATATGATATAATTTTGGATAGTGATTATACTGGTATGGTCTTACCTACTGAAAATTTTGGTGCAATTCCTTTATTGTAATGTTTGAAATTAATCCTGATCTAAAAGTTAAAATAGAAAAAGTTCCCGATCGTGCCTGGTCTGGAATTGATAAAATGGTTTTTGTAATTGATAATTTTTATCAAAATCCAGATGAAGTAAGAGAATTTGCTAAAAAATCTCAATTATATACAGATAAAGAGAGACTCGCTGGAGCAATTGGTAGAAGAGTTTGGGAAGAAGAGCAAGAAATAATCGAAGAAATGGGAAATAAAATGGCATATGTGTTTGAGCAATTATGCACTCATCCCGATTGGCATATTAAGTTTGATAAGCAACATCATTATAATAAATGGAGTTACATGAGATTCGTTGTTAATGTAACTAACAATGATGAGATTATTAAATCGGGAAGAACTACAGACACTGCTTGTCACGTGGACGGTCCTTATAACAAATGGGGCGCTCTTGTGTATCTGAATACTCCTGAAGAATGTGAGGGTGGAACAGATTTTTATTCTGTTGTTTCACCAAACGATGATGGCACAGAGAATAGACCTAAAAAAGAACATCGTTGTGAAATGGTTTATAATCGTTGTTTATTATATGATGCAAATCAAGTTCACGGGGCAGTTTTAGAACCAGGAATGTTTCAAAATTGCGATAGACTAGTCCAGGTTATGTTTATGTAATAGGTCTAAATATTGATAGATTATGCTATAATTTAAATATCTGAGGTTGATTCAATGAGATCAAAAGCATTCTTTATGAATGGTGGAGCTGGGCGTGTTATTTGTTCCATTCCAGCATTCGAAAAATACGCAGAAACACACGACGACTTTATTATTGTTTGTGAAGGAGGAACAGATTTTTACAAGGGACATCCTGTTCTTCACAATAAAGTTTTTGATACTTGGCATAAAGGATTATTTGAAACAGAAATTAAGCACAGAGATTGTGTTTCGCTAGAACCATATCGTTTGTGGGAATATTACAATCAAAAATGTAGTCTTTCTCAAGCATTTGATATTCTGATTAATGGTGTAGAAAATCCAAGAAACCTTCCTAAACCAACTATTGTTCTGAATAAAACTGAACTTCTTTCTGGTTTTAATGCTGTAGAAGAGGTAAAAGCAGTAACTGGAAAGGATAAAATCTTAGTTGTTCAACCTTTTGGAAGAAGTGTTGAGCAAATTGGAAATGATTTTATTGCAGATCCATCTTCTCGTAGTTTTTCATTATCAAGTATTGTTGATATTATTAATGAATTAAAGCGTGACTATGGTGTTATTATTATGAGTGAAATCCATTTTCCTTTGGAAAAGGATGAAGATAAAGGAAAATATAAAGTTGCCCGTCCTCAGATTGCTGATATGCGTCTTTGGACTTCTATCATCAACGCTTCAGATCATTTCTTAGGATGTGATAGTATGGGGCAGCATATTGCTCGTGCATTTGATAAGACTGCAACAGTTGTTTTGGGCTCTACATATCCAGAAAATATTTCATATCCTGAATGTAAAGACTTTGATATTATTGATGTAGCTAAAGATAAGAGGAGATACAGTCCTATTCGCATCTCAATAGATGATGAAATCGACAGATATAATGATGAAGCAATGGAGATGAATAAAGAACAAATCGCTCAAGTAATTTCTTCCGTCCGTAAGAGAATGGGCAAATCTGTTGCCTATACTGGAAATTTTGTACCACAAGAACAGAAATCAAATTGTGCTCCTTGTGGAACATCAAGTAATCAATCAGTATTAAAGCAAAGTGAACAAACCACATCTCCAATTATGTTGCCAAAGAGTGCAACATCGACTAAAAAATCAAGTAACAGTAAAGGATTTGGATCTGGTTTAAATTTGGATCAAGAAATTAAAAATCTTTTAGAAAAAACTAAGTAATAATTATGACTCAATGGATAGCTGCGATTACAAGAGGGCATAATGCTGGTGTTTGTCTACTTAAAGATGGTGAAATAGTTCTTGCTGTTGAGGAAGAACGTTTATCCAGAGCAAAATATGATGGTGGACCATTGGCATCAATGGTTAAAATACTTGATTATACTGATAAGTTAGACTACTTAATTATTGCACATACTCAACCATTAAGTGATGCTGGGAAAATTGATTTTTCTGGTGATGATATGTACACTGGGTTGGCAAGAAAACTTGGATTGATCGAGAGAAATGTTAAAAGTTACGATCACCCTCAAGTTATTGATTTAAGTAGTATACATCATAAGTTACACGCTGCTTGTGCATTCTATCGTTCTGGTTTTGAGAGTGCAGTCTCTTTGGTTGTTGATGGTGCTGGAAGTTTTATTCCAATGCAACTAGGTCAAAATCAAGAAATGACTTGGGAGTTGGAATCGATTTTCAGTTGTGAGTATCCATCAGATTTTAAAACTCTTTATAAGCATCAAGGTGGAAGAGGTCCCTGGAGAGGAGCTTGGGTTCCTGAGATGGATAGTGAGAGAGAAGGTGAAGAGGGAACTCATGAATTAGTTTTGGATGACAGTGCTGGTATTACGAAAGCATACGAGGCAGTAACGCAGTATTGTGGTTGGCCTTCTATTGAGGCTGGTAAAACTATGGGGTTGTTCCCATATGGAAAGAAGAACTCTAAAATACCACCTATCTTTACTGATGGTAATGGTGGTATTTGGAAAACCAGTGATAGAAATGTAATCATTCCTACCTATCCAAACGGTGCTTTGGTAAATGAAGGTAGATATGAATTTCTTCAGACTCCTAAATCTTTTGAGGATTTAACTCTTCTTCAGAGTAGAAGAGACATGGCATATGCTATTCAAACAGAATCTCAACAAATGGTTGTGGATCTTATTCGTAAAGCAGTTAAAATGAGTGGAAATAATAATGTTGTATTATCTGGTGGATATGGATTAAATTGTGTTGCAAATTATTGGTATCTTGATCAACTAAAAGATGAAGGTATTAATTTGTTTGTAGAACCTGTAAGTAATGACGCTGGCACTGCAATTGGCGCAGCACTAATGTATTATCATAAGGTTGTGAATGATTCTAAAGTAAGAACTCAAATTACTAATCTTTATACTGGACCTGAATATATGTACACGACTGATCAAATTTTAGAAACTTGTAAAAAATATAATGCAACTAAAGTAGTTGAAGCAACTCATAGTGATGTTATTAAATTAATTACTGAAAAAAATATCGTTGCATTGTTCCAGGGAAGATCGGAGGCTGGTCCTCGTGCTCTTGGTAATCGTTCTATTCTTTATGATCCTAGAGATCCAGATGGTAAGGATCATGTGAATAGAATTAAAAGAAGAGAATACTTTAGACCTTTTGCAGGATCTATTTTGCAAGAGCACGTTCACGACTGGTTTGATCTAAGAGGAATGGAAGATTCTCCTTTTATGATGTATGCAGTAAACTGCAAGGAAGGGATTGAGGAAAAAATTCCAGCAATTATTCACGTTGATGGTACTTGTAGAATACAGACAGTAACAGAGGAGCAAAATAAACATTATTATGATCTTATCTCCGAGTTCCATAAACAAACTGGTTGTCCAATTATTTTTAATACCTCCTTTAATCTTGGTGGAGAACCATTGGTTGAGACACTAGATGATGCTCTTCGTACTCTTGCAAACAGTTTAATTGAGTATCTTTATCTTCCAGAATATGGGTTGCTTGTTGAGGTTACTAATGAATGAGAAAAGATATATTTGCTATTCCAATATTTGAGGATAAAGTTGATCTTTCCAAGATTAATATCAGTGATGAACCAACTCAATTGACTTGGGATAGCGAAACTCCAACAACATATGCTGCTCAACATAAAATAACTGATGAAACTTGGGGGCACTTGATAGAAGTTATTACAAGAAATATTAATACAATTGAATGTAATTATACTAATGCCAAAGTTTTTGATATTTGGAGGAATGTATATAAAAAAACCGATTATCAAGAACCCCACATTCACCCACATTGCCAGTGGAGTTTTATAATTTATGAGACAGTTCCTGTCTCAAAAACTGTATTTTTTCATCCAGCAATGAAAGAAATACAAAATCATATGGGAATGTCTGTACCAGGATTTCCCTGTGACTATAAACCCAATTTAACAAAGGGAGATATAATTATATTCCCTTCCTTTCTTTTACATATGGCTCTTCACGGTAATGAGGGGTCTACAATCGCTGGAAACATTAAATTAGATTACCCAATTTTCCGTAAATGACTATTACTAAAATTAACAAGATAACCATCGTTGGTGGTGGAACTTCTGCTTGGTTAACCGCAGCATATTTTAATCATAATGCTCCTCCTGGAACAGAGATAGTTATTATTGATAAAGAAAATGGATCTCCGATTGGAGTTGGTGAGGCAACCATTCTTAGTTTTAAAAATTTTATGGATGATTGTGGGATCGGAATTAATGAATGGTTTGATGTAGTTGATGCAACTTTTAAATCAGGAATCTTATTCACTAACTGGCACAAAGAAGGTGAGGATATTTGGCATCCATTTTGCTTTCCATACTTCGATATGTTTGAGACAACGTTGATGAATCAGTGGACAAAGCATCAGCATCTTGATTTTAAAAATTATGTAACAGCACTATATCCTGGTGTATTTGCTAATACAGTGGATCCAAATAATTTAGGAGTCTACGCTTTTCATATTGATTGTGGTAAATTAGTTAAATTCTTACAGGAAAGATTGATTTCTGGATCTAAAGTCAGTTTAATAAAAAGTGAAGTTGTTGATGTAAATTTTGATGGTGATCAATTAAAAAATGTTGTTCTTGCTGATGGAACGATAGTATCCTCAAGTCTTTTTATTGATTGCACAGGGTTTAAAAGAATTATTAGTCCTAAATCAGAACCTTATAATTTAAGAGATAGACTTTTTTGTGACACTGCAGTTGCTGGTCACATCCCCTACAACAATATTGATGATGAAAGAAAACCATATGTGACTTGTGAGGCTGTAGAACACGGTTGGATTTGGAATATACCTGTTCGTAATCGTATTGGATCGGGATTAGTTTTTAATAGATCAGTTACAGATCCTGAAGAAGCTAAAGATTATTTTATTAGTCATTGGGATAATCGTTTAGAAAGAGAATCTCTTAAACTGATTGACTGGACTCCATATTATCATGAGCATATGTGGAAAGGTAATGTTGCATCAATTGGATTATCTGCAGGGTTTATTGAACCACTGGAAAGCACAGGAGTTGCATTGATTTGTGCTGGTATCTGGAAACTTGGTGACTCAGTAAAAACAGGATTTTTTAATGAGATTGATTGCTCAATATTTAATTCGCAAATGAAAGCATTCTTTGAGGATAGTATTGATTTTGTTAATATGCATTATTGGAATACTCAAAGATCTGGTAGATTTTGGAATTGGGTTAAAGAAACTTATAAGACAACTGAAAGATTGGAATCTTATGTTGATCATTTAAAAACTAATCCATATACTTTACCAACTCAAGGACAAGGTAAAATCTTTTCGGGAGAAAATTGGTCAACCTGGTTGTGTCAATTAGGATTTGAGATTTGTAGAAAGAATGATGGACTTGGTGACGAACAATCTGAACAAATGCTTATTGATTTTAATAAAAATGAAGCAGAAAAAAGAAAAACTTTAATTCATCATTCTAAGTTTCTTGAGCAGTTTTCTAATATGTTGGGTGGATGGGGAAAGTAATTAAAAAAATTTTTGTAAACGGAACCTTTGATCTTTTACATCGTGGACACTTAGAGTTATTAAATTATGCAAAGTCTCTGGGTGACATTTTATATGTTGGTATTGATACTGATAGAAGAGTAAAAGAAAAGAAAGGAATTACAAGACCAATATATAATCAAGAAGAGAGAAAATTTTTTCTTGAGAATTTAAAATCGGTTGACGAAGTTTATCTTTTTGATTCTGATGAGCAACTAGAGCAGTTGATCAATAATATCAAACCTGATATAATGATAGTTGGATCCGATTGGAAAGATAAATCTGTTATAGGATCAATGTATGCTTCTGAATTAATATTTTTTAATAGAATAAGTGACTATGCAACGACAAGAACCATTCAAAATATTATTGATGGGGGAAACCTGTGAAGACATTTACTTATATGGTCAAGTAAATCGAATTAGTCCAGAAGCACCTGTTCCTGTAGTTGAGTATTGCCATGAAGAATCTTTTTCTGGAATGGCATCAAATGTTAAGAAAAATTTGCAAGCATTTGGATGTTTTGTCAATTTAATTACAAATAAAGAAGAGATAAAAAAAGTAAGAGTAGTTGATCAAGAATCAAATCATCAACTACTCAGAATTGATCACGACATTAAAGTTAGTCCAATTAAAAATGCTGAAGTTCGTGCGGCGTTTTTACACTACAAATATGATGCTATAGTCATTTCTGATTATAATAAAGGGTTTTTATCAATTGATGATCTTAAATTGATATCACAAAACTTTAATGGTCCCGTTTTTATTGATACTAAAAAGAAAGATTTATATACTGAATCAAATACTTATTTTAAAATTAACCAGAAAGAGTTTGATGGTTTAAAGAATAAACCAGATGATTCTCAACTGATTGTTACACTTGGGTCACAAGGTGCAATGTATGATAATAACATTTATCCATCACAATCAGTAAATGTGTATGATGTTGTTGGTGCTGGAGATGCTTTTCTTTCTGGACTAGTTTATGGATATTTAATGTTTAATGATATGGGGTCTGCAATATCATTAGCAAATAAAGTTGCTTCTATTGTTGTGCAGCAACCAGGAACTTATTCATTAACTTCTGATGATATTGGGAGTTTGTTATGATGAGAAAAAATAAATCTTCATTAGGAGTTCACGTTTCTCACGATGCTTCAGTTTGTCAATTGACTGATGGTAAAATTGATTGGTTTATTGAGGAAGAAAGATTAACTAGAACCAAGCATGATGAATTTCCTTATATGAGTCTTACACAATCTAATATTTCTGAAAATATTAGAAAAATTCAGATGTCTTCTTTATGTGAACCTCACGATACTAAAGAAACAGAATTATTTTATAAAACTGCTACGATACTAGTAAAGAAAAATCTTCACAATAAGTATCAAAATAAAGACTTTGTAAATGAAATTGAGTATGAATCATTTCCTCAACACCATGTTTTTCACGCAGCTTGTGGATTTTACAATTCTGGATTTACTAGATCTGCTGTTTTAGTTGTTGATGGTATAGGTAACCCAGTAAATGATTTAGATGAGTATAAAGATCTTCACGAGGTCGAGTCCATTTATAGTTGCTCTTATCCAAATTTATTTTATCTACACGCTCAAAATTATACTCCAACCTATCTCACTGGAATGCAAAAGTATGATTTGACTTTTGGGATAGGAATGGTTTATAATGCATTATCTAACTACTTTGGATTTGGTGACTTTGGATCTGGAAAATTAATGGGTTTATCTGCCTATGGAAAACTAGATAAAAAAATTAAACCATTTTTAAATTCTGATGGGACTTTAGATACATCTTTGTTTTATAGAACCAGATATGGAATACGATTGATTCCATATGATTATATTAAGTATCCTGAATCTATCAAAAAGTTTAACTCACTAGATCAAAAATCAAAAGAAGCACAAATTTTTTGCAATCTTGCATATAGACTCCAAGAAGATTTTGAGACTTATATGATCAATCTTATTAAAAAAACTTTAGAGATTACTGAAGAAAATAATATTGTTTTGACTGGGGGATGTGCTTTAAATTGTGTTGCTAATTACAAATACCTTGAGCATTTACCAAAAGGTGTGAAATTGTATGTGGAACCAATCTCAACAGATGCTGGAACTGCTATTGGTCTTGCGAAGTTAGATTATTATGCTGCTACTAAATCTACAACTAAACATCCACTAAAAACATTGTATTTGGGTCCAGAACGATGAAAACCTATTGTATAGATATTGATGGTACAATCTGCGATAAACCAGTTTGTAGATCGGATTGCAATTATGAAACAAGTGTTGCAAAACCAGAAAGAATTGCAAAAATAAATCAGTTATATGATGAAGGAAATTATATCATTTACTTAACTGCAAGGGGAATGGGTAGATTTAAAAATTCTCGTATGATGGCGCATAAAGAATTTTATGATCTAACTTATAGACAATTAAAATCTTGGGGATGTAAATTCCATGAACTGCATATGGGGAAACCTTCCGCCGATTACTACATAGATGATAAAGGAATGAGCGACAATGAATTCTTCAATTAAATACGTTCCCAAAGGTTGGGGATATGAAAAATGGATTGCTAACAGTGAAGAGTATTGTGGTAAACTACTGTTTATTTTAAAAGATAGAAGCTGCTCCTATCATTATCATAAACTCAAAGATGAAACCTTCTACGTTCAGTCGGGTGCTATTCGTCTTTACTATGGGGTAAATGATGATTACGATAATGCTAATCACATAGTTCTAGTTAAAGGTGATAAGTTTCACGTTCCTCGTGGAGTTCGGCATCAGATGGTTGCATTAGAAGATGCTGAAGTGTTTGAGTTCTCAACCCAACACTTTGATGAAGATAGTTATAGAATTATACCTGGAGATATTCTTCAACAGTGACGAAAGGATAATCCTGAATCCAGGACATATCTGCACAAGTATAGTTTTGATATTTACCAACTAGATGCTCAGGGAAGGGGATGTAACGAATGTCTCCTCCCTCTTTTTTTGCTACACATTCTGCAACGTGCTGGAACGATACTGGTTTACCTGTTCCAATATCATAGATACCACTTGGTTTATTATTGTATAGAACTAACCTAGTCAAATCTTTTACACAAACAAAGTCACGATAGAGTTGATCAGAACCCTCAAATAGATTCAGATATCCCTTCTCTCTGATTTGCCAGGTAAACTTACTGACAGGACTTGCCTGATCTTTTTTGTGTTCTTCCCCATCACCATAAACATTAAAGTATCTGAATCCCTGAATACTTTTAAACTTGTCTATGTTGTCTTGTACCCAGTAGTCTACTTGCAATTTTGAGATTGCATAGTAGTTAAGTGGATTTACACTACCATCAGTTTTGTTTCCATAAACAGATGCTGATGATGCATATTTGACTGGAATATTATACTCGATTGCTTTCTCAAATAACTTGATTGAGAAGTCAACATTGTATGTGTGGATTTTGTTTATATCTTTTTCTACCGTACTAGAGATTGCTCCTTGATGAACTATTAGGTGAACTCTTTCCCAATCCGCAAATTCTTCCAGGAATTTAAAGCAATGACTCATCTCAACTCGATACACTTGTTGGCACCACAATGCATCTTTGACAAAATGTTGCCCAATAAAACCTTTATATCCAGTCAGAAGGATCATAACCACCCCTATGCTATACTATGTATTCTATCACATAAATATTAAAAAAGATCTGTGTAGATACGTGGCATTAGGCAGACTTAATTCTCTCAAGACTGTAGTTACAGGAATTAATACGAACCTGGAGTTGTATACTTCGTCTCATAATTCCTCAAATATAACTGTTCATGTCACTAATCAAGGAATTGAGAGTGCAAAGTTTACAGTAGGTTTAAGTAGTTCAGGATTGAGTGGAATAACAGATTCTGATTATATTGTTTTGGGTCAGACTCTCAAACCAAGAGAGTATGTGTCACTACCAAATATAGGAATTAGTTCGGGAAATACTCTTTACTGTAGAGCTTCAAAATCAGATATATCTTTTATTGCTTTTTCTGTTTTTGATTATATTGGAGCAGCACCAACTTTTGGTAAAGAAAATTCATTAAAGACTAATTTGACAACTAATCCTGTCAATACTAATTTATTGTTGCTAACCGCAGAAGAAGATGCTAATATAACTATAAGTGTCAATAATAAAAGTTTTAGATCTTCTGCTTTTTCAATTGGAATTTCTTCATCAGGAATTGAGAGCTTTACCTCAAATGATTATTTAATTTTTGGTAAATCAATAGAAGAAAATGAATCTTTTACTATTTCTAATGTTGTTCTCTCTGCAAATCAAAGTATTGTAGTAAGATCATCTACCCCTAACATTGTATTTTCTTCTTTCTCAACACCAGTGGGAATTAGTACCGTATCATATGCTTCTACTGCTGGTTCTTTATCTGGGGTTTCAATTCAAACTGTTGGTAATCAATTAACTTTTACTGTTTCTGGAGTTGGAACTACTAGTTTGACATTATATTAAAAATCTAGTATACTTTATAAAAACTATGAACTTTACTGTATATTCAAAAGAGGATTGCCCATATTGCTACAAGGTTAAACAAGTGTTGGAGTTGACAGGAAGTAACTTTGTAGTGTATACTTTGGGAGAGCACTTTACTAAAGACGAGTTTTATTCTGAGTTTGGTAAAGGATCTACTTTTCCACAAGTAATTTGTGACGATAAAAAACTAGGAGGATCTGTTGAGACGATCAAATTCCTTAAAGAACACAAAGTTGTCTGATGCACCCATAAATAACAATATCTCGAACAGAGGTGTAGACTACATTTTATCTGGAGGCAAAGCAAGGAAATTCACAACTCGCGCAATAAAGTTTGGAAGAATATTTAATTTTTTCCGAAGAGAAATTCACTTTTATTTCGAAGTATCTTTGGGAATTAAAAAATAAGAACCCTAAGGAGGGCAGAAAAATGTTAGCAGTAAGTTTAGTTTTTGGATCCTTTCTGACTATTTTGTTTCTTCTAGTGGGGCTTGTAACTGGATGGGTTGCGCGAGAGTATATGATGAACTATCGAGAAATTCCTAGACCTCATCCCGAAATGTTCGATTCTCAAGGAAACTTGATCCCAGATGAAGTGATTGCATTTAGATTTGAAAATACCGATTATGACTACGACGAAACCGAAGACGACGAGTAAAACAACTACTCCAAAGACAACTAAGAAAGCAACAACTCCTGCACCAATTCCTCAACTTCCAGCAAATCCTTTTGCTTTTGAGGTTTTACAGATTGTTGATAAGCAAAGGACTAATGCCCGCAAAGTAGAAGCACTACAAAAGTATAGAGATCCCTCATTGGTATCAGTTTTAATCTGGAACTTTGATGAGAGCATTATTTCTGTGCTCCCTCCAGGTGAAGTTCCTTATGGTGGTTTGGATGAACAAAACACCAGCAGTGGAACTTTGAGTAGTAGAATTGAGGATGCAGTTTATAAAATGGGGGAATTGGGATCTAATTCTCTTGGCGCATCCGATCAAGGAAAATCTACAATTAGAAAAGAATACCAAAAGTTTTATAACTTTGTGAGAGGTGGTAATGATAGTCTAAGTTCTCTTCGTAGAGAAACGATGTTTATCAATATCCTCAATGGTCTACATCCACTCGAAGCACAAATTCTTATTTTGGTGAAAGATAAGAACTTGCAATCTAAGTATAAACTTACGAAAGAAATTGTTGCAGAAGCTTATCCTGATATCAAATGGGGTAATCGTTCCTGAACAACTATACTTGGAGTGTATATAATGGAAGCAAATATTACTGAGGTATCTGAAACGACTCCTAACGAAAAGCATATGGACCATTGGACATCAGCGGAAAAAGAAAATTGTAAGTCACGCTACGGTTGTGATATTTTAGTTGAAAATGGTTCGTATGCTGAAGTGTGTACTAAAGAAGCACCAAGCGATGCTTATATTGTAAAGTACTTTGTAGATAATGAGTTATGTTTTGATCTTACGAGGGGTACAAAAATTCGCTTATTTGATATGTACTGGGATAAGTTTCGTGAAAACTTAAAGAGTATTGGTTTTGGATATGGAAGATATAACCCTAAGACTTGGGGTTATCAAGCACCCAAAACCAAAAAGCGGAAGTGATTTCAAAATACCTGGAAAAATTTTTCCAGGTATTTTTTTGTCTGTGGGGTTTTTTATAAATATCTAAAAAAGTGTCAAAGAATAATGAAGTCCTTTAGAGAGTTTATCACAGAAGCAGATAAATGGTCTGACGCATCTGGTACTCCCGCTTCTGGGGGTGGGATGAGTGTTGATGAAATTGACGCTAGAAAAGATTTAACTCCTGCTCAGAAGGCAAAATTAAAGGCAAGAAGAACTAAAGTTCCTGGATCGACTGTCAGAGGTACAACTGCTAAACCATCAGCAGCTGCTAATGTAACAAAAGCTCTTAAAGGAGCACAGAATGTTAAAACTGCTGCTGAACTTGGATCTGCAGCATTAAAAGACGCTGGAAGATTTGGAAAGATAAAGGGATTTATTGGTAAAGCAGCAACTCCAGTACAAGTAGCTCTTGATACTGGATTGGAGGCAGCGGCACAAAAACAAAGAGGGCGTAAGACTGGATCCTCTCTTGCAATGGGTGCAACTAAAGCAGCAGGTGGCCTAGCAGGTATGAAGGCTGGTGCTGCAGGTGGTGCTGCTATTGGCACCGCACTGGGTGGTCCTGTAGGCACTGCAGTTGGTGGTGTCGTTGGTGGCATTGGTGGATACATGGCAGGTTCAGGACTCGCTGGAAAGGCATCTGAGGTCGTTGCAGGTGCAACTGGTAAGGAGAAGGCAGCGATGGCGCAAAGGCAGCGTAAATCGCAAGCAGGGGGTGGATTGTCAGGTATTGGTGGTAAGACTACCTTTAGTAAAGGTAAGGGTGGAACTGCCTTTATGTCCACTGGTGTTGGTAAGCAAAGAAAAACGGTACAACTAGATAAGACTTCTGTTGTAAGAGACGCTAAAGGAAAAGAAGCAGTAGGACACCTTGCATTTAAGGGTGGCAAGGCAGTTTATAAGAGAGCAGCAGATCCAAGCACTCTTGCCAGAACTTCTTCCAATCCATTTGAGAGAATTGGTAGATCATTATTTGCAGGTGCTTATAAGAAGCAAGATGAAGCACAAAAACAGAAAGCACTTGCGAAAGCAAGACAATCTGATGTTAAGCGCCAACAAAAACTTGGTGTTAAAATGAAGCCCGCTGGTTAATTTTTGTATCAAACATTACAAAATTACTTGCATATATAATTTAAATAGGGTATAATAATTCCCTAACGTTCATCCCTATGGGACGGAAGTAAGCCGACTCGGAACGGATCGTTCATCTATGGAAACACTCATCCTCACTTGCCTACAAGCACAGTTGATTGCTGGGAGAGTTCATAAACAGGACATTCCCAAACAAGCAAAGAATGACTTAATTTGGGAAATCAAACAGATTTCTCCAAAGAATTGCCCCATAGACGCAAAAGCCGACTGAAGGAACGCTCTTTAGCCTCAAAATTAAGGAGAAAACCTAATGTCTAAAGTCGTATATCGCGGTGTCGAATATGATACCGTAATTCGTCGCCAGCAACAGCAGGCACAACAACCCCAACAATACAATGAAACCTATCGTGGTGTTAAGTTTGTAAAGGAGGGGCAAAAATGAATACTTACTTCGTTCGTTATCTAAAAAGAAAAGCAAAGAAGGAACAACTTCTTCATAACGCACAACTGAATATGGCAAAGCAACCACAAGTTGCTTGATTAAATAAAGAAGGGGTTGACTCCCCTTCTTTTTTTGTGTAGAATTAGACTACTTAATAGAGGAAAAAATGACTCCAGAACTTTTAGATAAGTATGCAGACATATTTTTTGAGGGGATCAAACTAAAACTCTCTCAGTTCTTAATTGAGGGTAGAGAAATGTATTTCCCCTCGAATGAAGTTGAGGGTATGAAAGAAATAATGAAAGAGTGGTTAACTGATTTTTACAATGAATCCAATGGACAAGGATAAACTGAAACTGATTGTAAGAAACTTAGAATTACTTGTAGACTCTCTTAAAGCAGAAATATACTCTGATGTTTCTGCTTACACTCCCCCTAAGAAAAATATTCCCCCCATCGCAGATTATGATGAATTGTATGATGATGACGATGGATACGCTGATTGATAATGTCTAGAGGAAAAGAACTAATTAAATTGCTTGAGAGACTAATCAAGCAAGATCACCTGTATTCTGGTGAAGAAATTAAAGAACTAAAGTCTCAACTTCGTGAGTTAAAAGAACAGTTGAGAGAAATTGAATCATATACATCAAAAGGATTTGGAAAGAAATGACAGTTAAACTTATTTCGGTAACTCCCGATGCAGAACAAACAATGGCGTATATTGCGCGAGTTTCTAATCCTGCGAATCAAGACAACCAAAACTATGCCAAGTTGCTTGCTTATTGCATTAAGCATAATCATTGGTCTGTGTTTGAGCAGTCTTCTATGACTCTTGAGATTGAGACAACTCGTGGTATCGCCGCTCAAGTGCTTCGCCATAGGTCCTTCACATTTCAAGAGTTTTCACAACGATATGCCGATAGTTCTCTTTTAGGCGATATTCCTCTGCCAGATCTTCGCAGGCAAGATACAAAGAATCGTCAGAATTCTATCGATGACGTTGATCCTTATATCATTCAGAAGTATCAGATTTTGATGCAGGATCACTTTAAACATGCAATGGATCTCTATCAAAAGATGCTTGATGATGGAATTGCAAAAGAGTGTGCTAGGTTTGTATTGCCTCTGGCAACTCCCACACGGATTTATATGACTGGCTCTTGCAGGTCGTGGATACATTATATCAATCTCCGTTCTGCTCACGGAACTCAAAAAGAGCATATGGATATTGCGAATGCTTGTAAGCAGGTATTTACCGAACAATTTCCTTCAGTTTCAGAAGCCCTTGAGTGGGTCTAAATAAAATATCTTGATTTGATAACTTTATGGCAATCTATCCCATTATTCATGTTGATACAGGAGAGAAAAGAGTAGTAGAAATGAGTGTTCATGATATTACTCAATGGTATAAAGACAATCCTGAATGGAAAAGGGATTGGTCTGAGGGTTGTGCAACTCCAGGAGAGGTTGGTGAGTGGAAAGATAAACTCATCAGCCGTAATCCTGGATGGAATGATGTGTTACATAAAGCTTCTAAAGCACCTGGTTCTACTGTAAAGAAAATCTAATGGCAACTAGAAAAAGAAAGAACGATTCACCAATTGGTATTGGTATGACTGCTAAGCAGTTGAGAAGAAAAAAACCAATTAATAATGACTTTCTCGTTGATATCGAACCTTTAACAGACAATCAAAAACGACTGTTTGATTCTTATGAAAATGGAAAACATCTAGTAGCTTATGGGTGTGCAGGAACTGGTAAAACATTCATCACACTTTATAATGCATTATGTGATGTTCTTGATGAAAGAACTCCATATGAAAAAGTTTATATTGTTCGTTCTCTAGTTGCAACTAGAGAGATTGGATTTCTTCCTGGAAGTCATGATGATAAGGCAGACATTTACCAGATTCCTTACAAGAATATGGTGAAGTATATGTTCCAGATGCCTTCTGATGCTGACTTTGAGATGCTCTACGGAAATCTCAAGGCACAAGAAACGATTAAATTCTGGAGCACTTCTTTCCTTCGTGGAACTACGCTTGATAACTCAATTGTTATCGTGGATGAATTTCAGAACTTGAATTTTCATGAATTAGATAGTATAATTACACGTGTTGGTGAAAATACTAAAATTTGTTTTTGTGGAGATGCAACCCAATCAGATTTACAAAAAACAAATGAAAAGAATGGCATCATAGATTTTATGAAAATTCTAAGAGCAATGCCATCTATTGACATCATCGAATTTGGGGTCGAAGACATTGTTCGTTCTGGATTTGTCAAAGAATACATTATTGCAAAAATGGAATCAGGTTTTTAATGTTTAAACATATTGAGTTGGATCTCCCTCAACTTGAGAGGGAGACTATTGATGGTGTTCGATATTATAAAGTTCCAGACGATGAAGAACTTCTTAAACTAGTTTCAATCACTTCTGTTACGAGTCATATTAATCGTGAAATCTTCATTAACTGGCGCAAAAAGGTTGGTGAGGATGAGGCGCAGAGGATTACTAAGGCGGCGACTTCTCGCGGCACGGACATGCATTCTCTTGTGGAAAATTATCTTGACAATAAAGACTTGCCGCCTGTTGCGCCGATGGCGGATTTTCTTTTTAAGATTGCTAAAACGGAACTCAATCGTATAAATAATATTTACGCCCTCGAAGGGTCCCTATATAGTAAGCAACTGGGCATTGCTGGGACAGTTGATTGTATTGCTGAATATAACGGCGAGTTATCAATAATCGACTTTAAGACTTCTAAAAAACCAAAACCACGTGAGTGGATCGAACATTATTTTGTTCAATGTATGGCATACGGATGTATGCTCTACGAACTGACTGGTATTTCAGTCAAAAAACTTGTAATCATTATGGCTTGTGAAAATGGAGAATGCGTCGTCTATGAAGAATATGACAAATCAAAATACATCAAACTCCTCAGCAAATATATTAGAGAATTTGTTAGAGATAAACTTAACGCCTATGGAACCGAATAGAGAACTAGAAGAGGCGATTGAGAATAAGTTTTTAACCCCATCAAAATTTTCTCTTGAGATTGAAAAAATCGTATCAGAAGAAAATTTTAATTACATCGATGCAATTGTTCACTATTGTGAAATCAACAGTCTTGAGGTAGAATCAGTTACTAAACTTATTTCAAAACCCTTAAAAGAACGATTAAAGTGGGACGCTATTCGTCTTAACTTTATGAAAAAAACATCTAAAGCAAAACTTCCGTTATGAGTCCTTTTGAGACATATCAAACTTATCTTTCTATGAAAAGTCATTTTACTAACAGTAAATATGACTTTTTTAAGTATGGAGGTAAATCCAGAGCAACAGTCACTTCATTTAATAAACGAAAGGACAAATACTGGTTTGAGAAGACCAGTCGTAAGTATTCTGATAAAGAAATTGTAGATTTTTTACTTGCAAACTTTGTATCCACAGACAACCCACAAAACCTATGGATTGGAGAAATTATCAATTCTGGAGAAAGAACATACGCAGATTGGATGCGGAGACAGCAGAGTTTAACTTACTTGTTCAAAGAACAAAGCAACGAATTGTTCTCTCAGATAAAATTAGAAGATGTTTTGACTTGTTCCAAAGGTCATCCACCCGTTCTCAAAAGTTTCCTGAGCGGGAAGATTTGTATTGAAACACTATGCATTTATGATAAAATTTTCCTGTTCGGGAAGAAGTTTGACAAGAAACTTTTGGACCCAGTGTGGGAAACCGTCAGTTTAAAAATTAAGAAGTATAATCCGTTTCTAAATATTGACGTATTCCAGTTTAAAAAAATTTTACGGGAAATTATAAATGAGTAACTTTTTCGACTCTGATATTATTCAGGAAGAACTGAAAGAAATCAATAAGTTACAAGAGGAGATTTACGGAAGTATTCTCACCTTTGGTAAAATGGACCGTGAAGATAAATTGGAGCACATTGAAAAATTACAAATACTTCTTGAAAAGCAACGTGTAATGTATACACGTCTGTCTCTTTCTGACGATCCACAAGCGGTTGAGATGAAAGAGAATCTTCGTAAGTCAGTTGCCCTGATGGGATTCCCACCAGAGACTGATATGGGTATTTTGTTTAAGAGTATGGACAAAACAATCGAATCCTTAAAGCAGTACGTTGACCGTTGAGGTCATCCCTGCTATAATATCCAAGTAATCCCCCGAATCCAATTAATCCGAGGTAATCCAAATGTCTTTTGCTGACCTTAAGAAGCAATCTAAACTTGGCAATCTTACTGCCAAACTGGTTAAAGAAGTTGAAAAAATGAATACAAGCAGCGGTTCTAGTGATGACCGTCTGTGGAAACTGGATGTAGATAAGAGCGGCAATGGTTATGCCGTAATCCGTTTCCTCCCTGCTCCGAACGGTGAGGACCTTCCGTTCGTGAAACTCTACAGTCACGCATTCCAAGGTTCTGGTGGTTGGTATATTGAGAACTCCCTGACTACTCTGGGTCAGAAGGATCCTGTGTCGGAACTGAACTCCGAACTGTGGAACAACGGCACTGATGCTGGTAAGGAACTGGCACGTAAGCAGAAGCGTAAACTGACTTATATTTCTAACATCTACGTTGTTAAGGATCCTGCTAATCCTGCCAACGAAGGTAAGGTCTTCCTGTACAAGTTTGGTAAGAAGATCTTTGACAAACTGACTGCTGCAATGCAACCTGAGTTTGAAGATGAAGAAGCAATCGATCCGTTTGACTTCTGGCAAGGTGCTAACTTCAAACTGAAGGCAAAGAATGTTGCTGGTTATCGTAACTATGATTCCAGTGAGTTTGCTGCTGCTGGTCCTCTGCTGGACGATGATGATGCAATGGAAGCAATCTGGAAGAAGCAATATTCGCTTTCTGAACTCGTTGCTGCCGATCAGTTTAAAACCTATGATGAACTGAAGAAGCGTCTTGACTATGTGCTGGGTTCTAAAGGTTCTCGTCGTGTGGACGAAGAAGTTGCAGAAGAAGAGACCTATTCTCGTGGTCCTGTGAAGGATCTCGATGATGATCTTCGTACTGAACTCAACAATCTGCAACCCACCCGTCGTGCTGCTGCAGTGGATGAAGATGAAGATGATGATACTCTGAGTTACTTCCAGCGACTCGCTGAAGAGTGATAGAGTGGGGGGCAACTGCCCCCCTTTTTTATACCATTTTATTTCTTGTGTTTTCTGTTCTGATCAGTGTGCGATCAACATACTGAGAAGACTCTGTATAATACGCAATATCACGAGCATCAGTTAGGAACTGTTGTAGATAAACTCTCTTTAGAATATCAATATTTCTTTTTGACTCATTTAACCGAGTTTCATATTCGTAATTAGAAATTCCAATAACGGGATATAGTGTTTCGGTTTGATTGTCTGGATTGAGAATTGTAAATGATCCATCTACAACTTTTCCAGCAGGTAAGATTAAACGATTTCTTGAGTCTTTGACTTCTGTCGTTTCATAAAATCTTACAGCATTTAAGTCATCACCATATTTTTCTTCTGCAAATCTATAAAGATCTCTACTACTCAATGGCCACTGGTCCCTTACATTAGTAATTCCAGCAACTGTTAATACTACCCAATCGAGATCTGATTTATCATATAATTCTTCTGCAACAGTATCAGGTCTTGCTCCTTCTGGAATAGTATATTTGTTAAAAAGAACAAAAACATCTTTTAAATCATCACGAATTTTAAGCCTTCTAAAAATATTTTTGACACGAACATACTGAGTTGATGAAACCCTATCTGTTAGTGGTGATTGATATTCTAAATCGGGTAGTTCTCTAAAGTAAGACATATCAGTAACCTACTCCAGTTTGTCCTCTGGTCGTTTGATAATCTTCTGCATAAATTGGTGTCAGTTCTTGGAATGTTAAACCTAATGATATCTGAATCGGTGTTCCATCAGCATAAGTTGCATATGCTCCTGTTGCAGTATAATCAGCACTTAAAGAAGTTAGAGCACAAACTTTAAATTGATTTAGGAATGGATGAGGATTTTTTCCACTATAATAAGTTAGATTATAAACATCAGGGGCCTGAATAAAAATACCCTTTCCAGAGTCAGCAACAGCACCTGTTTTTTTAGCAGACATTGATGATTTAAAAAGCATAATAATTGCTTTTATTTCATCTGCTTCTGCCTTTGATCTTGGTGTTAAAACCCAACTGAAAGAATGACTTCTCAAAGTGACTCCACGAAAGAGAAGTTCTTGGTTTTGGTTCAATACAGAACCAGTTTGACGATTGACTGCTGCAAATGGATCGATGTTTTCTTGTCCGATTAAAGCATTTACTGCACTTGCTGCAAATCCTTTTGCAATGGCATCTTGAGTATTCTTATCATTTGCCGCATTCATTAAACTTTGTCCACCTTTAAGAACTTTATCAAGTGCATCCATAACTGGATTACGACTCATTATTGATGCGCCCAATCCACCTGCAGCTGCGGCAGCGAGTGAATTCATTTTATCTTCACCCCACTCTACGCTTCTTCCGTCTTGGATTTGACGAGGTATTGGCAAATAAACTGATGCAACAGGTGTTTTAATACTTTCTGTTAAATCTGAATTTGGATCATCTGATGATTTTAGACGAAACTGTTCGCTACCTCTGGCACCAAAACCAGGTGGTTTATAATTAACAACATCAATTTTTAAATAGTCATCAGCTTCTTCTAATCGCTCTCTAGGATAGCGTAATACTGTATATCCTTTTAGCCTTGCCATTTATTTTTTTAATTATTTATTCTAAAATTTGCAAAATTTATACCCTGCAAATCTTTTAGTTCCGAACGAGTCACCTCATAGAGAGATCCAGCGACTTCAGTCCAAGTATATTGACGTGGTTGACCCCAATGAAAATTGATTCCTCTAAATCCCCATTGAAATAAATCAGTGACACCTACGAGAGGATTTTGATCATACCTTATATTAGGTGTTTTTGGATTGTATACAAAAATATAAAATCTTCCCGTCTTTGGTTGAGATCCACTTTCTTGTAAAACCTCTAAAAGTTCTAACATAATATCATCAGGATCTTCTTTTCCAGTCAAATTGTCTATGACGGATCTGACTCGATTTTTTGTATCGTCAGTATCTGTAGGATACAGATCTTGTTCTGTTGATTTTTTTGCGTCTTGCCTTTCTTTTAGAGTCTTTCTTGGCATTAGTTGATACCTAGATCATCTTCTGTGATTATTTTAAATTGCCATTGACGATCTTCACAAAACTCTTTTGCCGCTTTCCATTTTGCTTGGTTTTTGGCATATTCAGTGACTTCATAAATGTATTGTTTAGTTTTTCTTTTCTGAACCTGTGGTTCTACCGTTTGTCTTTTTGGTTTTACCTCAATCAAATACTTTTTAATATGGCCTGTACTTTCTCTAACTTTGATATAAAAGTCTGGAAAGTAACGATGAATTTTTCCATCTAAAGGAGAACGATAAGGCAATGCTAATTCTTCAGATCCCCACTCTAAAATGTTTTCATTTTTATCACAATAGACCATAAACTTACGTTCCCATAAAGATCTATAGATGATATTGGTTGGATCTCCTTTGTACTTTTTTGGAAATGATGGTTGGTATTTTCCCTTATATGACATCTAAATAACTATACTAAAACACTCATAATAGGTATTTAGAGTGGTCGCACCTCGAAGAATATCGGATTTTAAACCATTATTTACCAATCTAGCTCAAACTTCCCATTATTTGGTTCAGTTTGGTATATCTCAAAACGTCGCATTAGTTGAGTATCTAAGAAAGCGTGGTGTAGATCCAAGATTTATTTCAGAATCAGCAGGATTATTAGTTAGAAATGCAAGTATTCCAACAACTGCATTTGCAACTGCGGAAGCTTATGATTATTTGGGTATAACTGAAAAGGTAGCACATAATCGTCAGTTTACTCAAACTCAGATGGAAGTTTATGTTGATAGTGAATATAAGACTTTAAAATTTTTCGAGCACTGGATGGAGTTTATTGCTAGTGGGGCGCACAATCAATCATTGACTACTCCTGCAGAACAAAAACCAGAAATTCCAATCACTAGAAAAAATTATATTACCAGATTCCAATATCCTGACTATTATAAATCAAATGCAACGAAAATCATTAAGTTTGAGAGGGACTATAAGAGACAACTAGAGTACAATTTTGTTGGATTATTTCCAATGTCAATGAATGAAATTTCTGTTTCTTATCAAGATTCTCAAATAATGACAGTAGGTGTAAGTTTTATGTACGATAGATATATCGCTGGACAAAACAGCAGTCTTGCTGAATCTCTTGATAGAAGCAATAATAAAGAAAATCAAACTTATGCAGAGGCATTTAAGAATGGAAATATCACTAATCTAAGTACAGATCAGATTACGAAACTTTATAGAGATGCCGATAAATTTACATTTGCAAAAGATGCTGGTGTTAATACATCAAATATTGAGTGGCCAAAATCTTTTGATGCAAATAAAATAACTCAAGCAAGTTTTAGAAGTTTATAAAACAGATCTAAATATTTTTACTGAAGTCTTTATAGGTTATTATGCCTTTACCAACAATTACTACACCAACATATGAGTTGGAAATTCCATCTACGAAACAAAAAATTAAATATAGACCATTTTTAGTTAAAGAAGAAAAGATTCTGATTCTTGCAATGGAATCTGAAGATACAAAGCAGATAGCAAATTCGGTTAAAGAGGTTATCTCGAATTGTATTAAAACTAAAGGTGTAAAGGTTGAGGAATTAGCAACGTTTGATATTGAGTATCTCTTTTTAAATATTAGAGGTAAGTCCGTAGGTGAATCTGTAGATGTTTTGATTACATGCCCTGATGATGGAACAACTCAAGTTCCTAAGAGTATCAGTCTTGATGAAATCAAAGTACAAGTAACTGATGATCATTCTAGAGACATTAAGTTGGATGATAATCTATCTCTTCGTATGAGATATCCATCGTTAAATGAATTCATTAAAGCTAACTTTGGATCAGAGACTGCAATTACTGTAGATGATACTTTCGATCTAATTTGTAGTTGTATTGAGCAAGTTTATAGTGAAGATGAATCTTGGGCGGCAAGTGATTGCACTAAAAAAGAATTGCAAGAATTTGTAGAATCTCTAACATCAAGTCAATTTAAAGACGTTGAAAAGTTCTTTGACACAATGCCTAAGTTGTCCCATACCATTAAGATTAAAAATCCAAATACTAAAGTTGAGAGTGAAGTTCTTCTGGAGGGACTATCGGCTTTTTTCGCGTGAGTATGGCTCATGAAAATCTTGAGTCATACTATAAAACTAATTTTGCCCTGATGCAGCATCATAAATATAGTTTGACAGAGCTTGAAAATATGATTCCTTGGGAAAGAGAAATATATGTAACTCTTCTCCAACAATATATTGAGGAAGAAAATTTAAAAAATAAAAAGTAATTAAATGGCAGTTATTTCCTCGCCTCTAGCTAACTCACTTCAGGGTGGACTAATCCAGCGTGTTTCTGGATCAGCTTTTGGTGGAGGTAGAGGAATTGGTCCGATAGGATCAAGTAATGTTGGTAGTGATAGAAGTCAAGAACTTTTAGAAAATAATCAATCCACTCTTACATCTATTTCTTCTAGTTTAAGTACAATTTCGCAAGAAATTGGAGTTTTAAGAAATGGAATAGATTCGATTGCTTTAAAAATTTCTCAAGAAAGTAAATTAGAAGAAGCGGCAGCAAGAGCTGATACAGAATATCAAAAGCGTCTAGCAGAAAGAGCGGTACGTTCTGAGGGAGAGCAAAGACTAGAGAATAAAATACAAGCTGCTTTATCTGCTCCTGTACAAGCAATATCGAATAAAGTTAATAACACTTTTGCCAACGTTGGAAGAGCTATAACAATATTATTAACGGGATGGGGTCTTCAGCAACTTGTTAAATTAGTTGATGCAGTAGCTAATAAGGATGTTGAGGCTCTCAAGCAAATTGGATTTGATATTCTCAGAACTTTTGCATTTTTAGTTGCTGGTAATGGAGTTCTTTCCATAATTAAAATAGGTATTGGTAAAGTAGTTGGTTTAATTATTAATCTAGCATCAAGAGTTGGTGGATTTGTTGTTAGTGGATTATTCATTAAACCATTCCAAGCATTAATTAATGCAATAAAAAATGGATGGAGTAATGTAAGAGGAACTCGTCCTACCGTTCCAGGTAGTCCAGGTGCGCCAGGTCGCACTCCACCAACTCCTGCTGGTCCAGGTGGTAAATTTGGCGTTATGAGTTTGATTGGTAAAACAATCACTGGATTAAGTGCTGGAATGAACTTCTTAAATGGTGAAAATATTGATGCTGCCTTAGCTGCTATGTCTATTATTCCTGGTAAAGGAGTAATATTTAAAGGTCTTCGAGCAGCTGCTGGTACAATTTTTACTATTGATGAAGTTCTAGAAGCATTTGGTGGCAATCTTACTGATAAGAAAAAGAAAGAATTAGAAGAAGCAAAAAAAGCAAAGCAACAACCAGGAACTTCACCAGCAGAAACACAACCTGCTGCTCAACCACAAACTCCTTTGATGGGAGAAAAGAAAGACGATAAAGGACAGAAAGGAGCAGAGGCTAGTACAGAACCAACACAAGAAATAAAACTTCCTCCTTCTGGCGCAGCAGTTCCTCCTGGAATGGAGGGAACTTCTCAGACTACACAAACTCTCACAGTAACTCCACAAACCCCAATGACTCCTGATTCCAGGTCTCTTTCATTGGGTTCTCCTGCACCAACAGCAGGAATGCAAGGAACAAAACCAACAGGAGAAGTTCCTGCTCAAACAGCATCTACTGCAACTCCAGCAGATGTTAAACCTGCTCCTACTCAACCAGCAGATGTGAAAGCAGGAAGTTTAGGACCAGAATCAAAACCACCAACAACTGTGGTTGCAACAGTTCCATCTCCACCACCAATGGCAAGACCATCGGGAGGTGCTGGAGCAAGTACAAATGTTCCTAAGATTAGATCATCTAATCCTGATAATTTTTATGCTTTATATTCACAATTTAACTATAATGTGGTAACATAATATGGCAATTGTATCAGGATTCACAAAATCAACGGAAGATTTACTACAACAAACATCGGCAATTAAATCTAGTATTTTTGCCACAAAGAAATCTTTTAGTAAAATTAATAAAGTTTTTGAGCGTCGTACTAAAATTAGATCAGAAATTTTTAGAAACAGGCAGTTAGTCAATACTAGAAAAATAGAGGCTCTAAACAGAAAGGAGCAAAAAGAGGCATTTGAAGCAGCAAGACTCACAATAAGAAGACCTGGAGCAGCAAGAGTTAGATTAAGTGCTCCTGGAAAGGGATTCTTAGGAAGAATCATGGATTTTATTAGTAGCTTGGCAATTGGATGGATTTTATCCAATCTACCAACTTGGATAAAGTGGGGACAAACATTTTATGCGAGAATGGAATCTTTGTGGACTTCTTTGAGTAATTTTGTAGGAGCAGCTTATCGAGCAGTTGTATCTTTTGGAGATACAATAAAAAACGTTTCGATGCAAATTGCAGATTTTAATTTTGCTGCGCTTCCAGGAGAAGTTCAGAAAGGAATGAATGAACTCGAAAAACAATTTGGTTTGATGTCTGCAGAATTTGAGAAAGGATTTGGTCTTTTTGATGATTTAAAACTTGAAGATGTAACTCCTCAAGAAACAACAGAACCAACACCACAAGAACAAAGTGGTGCATCGCTTCCCCCATCGTATATGGGACCATCTATGGCTGCGACTGGTGGAGCAAAAGCTTCTCCTTACATATATTCTGGTTATGGTCCTAGAACAAGACCAACTGCTGGCGCTTCTACTAATCATGGTGGTGTTGATATTTCTGGTGGACCTTGGCAAGCAGGAACTCCCATATCTGTTATTAAACCTGGAACAGTTGTTGAAACTAGAGATCTAGGAAGAAGTGGTTGGGGAAAATATGTTGTTATTAAACACGATGATGGAACTTATAGTTTATATGGTCATTTGAGTCAAATTAATGTTAGTGAAGGGACAAGAATTAAAAATGAGTCTGGCGCAGCAACTGTAATTGGTAAGGTTGGGAGTACTGGAGTCTCAACTGGACCTCACTTACACTTTGAGTTGGGGAGTGGTTGGAATGGAACTATTACTGGTAAAGTTAATCCTGCATCACAAATTGACAATTATGTTAGAGGTGGTGGAAATGTTAAAGTTACTCAAACATCACAACCAGCAACAATTGCAAATCCAACTCCACAACAAACTTTGATGGGTCAACCAGCACCTTCTGGAGGAACATTATCAACTGCACAATTAGTTTCGCTTGCAAAACAAGTTGGTATGACTAAACAAGTTAATGTTGCAGGATATAGTGGTCCTTTGGATGTTCTTATGGGTGCAGTTGCTATGCAAGAATCTCGTGGAAAATCCACATCTATGAGATCTGATACTGAAGTGTATGGTCTCTGGCAGATTCGTTGGCCAGTTCACGCTGCTAATTTGAGAAAGATTGGAATAACCTCCCCACAGCAATTATATGATCCTTTATTAAATGCAAAAGCAGCGAAGATGATTTATGAAAGTCAAGGAATAACTGCTTGGTCTGGTTTTACTGATGGCAACTATAAAAAGTTTTTACCAGATGCACAAAGAGCAGCAGGAGTTGCACCAGGACAGTTTACTGCTATGCAACAACAAAATGTTTCTGGATCAATTACTCCATCAAGAGAAGGTGAAGTTGTTTTTGCAGAATTTCCAGCATCTGGTGCGGCAGTTCCACCAGGTTATGGTGGAGGTGGTGGTTCAGCAGGAGTATCTGCGATTTCTTCAGGATCTGCAAAAGGTCAATCAGAACTGTTAAATACCTTTATAAAAAATAGACTTTTAGTAGAACTCTCATATCTCTGATGTCAACAAAAAAATCTACATATGAAAAAGCTTTCATAGAATCAAACGATCAAAAAAGAATCGTTGATATCAAAGGTGGTATCATTGCGTTTGATTATTATGAAGACATTTTTTCACCAACGATTACTGCAAAAATTAGAGTTGTAAACGATGGCAACAGTATTCAGGCGCCAGATAAAGAAGGAACTCCAGATGGCGCTAGACAATCTATCTACAATGGTCTACCTTTAAGAGGTGGAGAAAGAGTATCAATAAAAGTTGCCGCTAATTCTGATAAGAATAAACCACTAGATTTTTCTAAGGTGGATGATTATTTTTACGTTTCGAGTATTACTGAAGTTATATCTAATCCACAATCAGAATCATTCTTACTAAATTTAACATCAAGAGAAGCGATCACAAACGAAACAGTAAGAGTTACAAAAAAATATCCAACTAGTTCGACAATTGATGCTTCTATTAGAAGTATTCTAGAAAATGTCCTAAGGACTAAAAAAATAGGAAAATTGGATAAGACTCAAAACAAATATGGATTTATTGGTAATCTGAGAAAGCCATTCACTGTTTGCACTTGGTTATCAGCAAAAGCAGTTCCTGGTGATACATCTGGTGATGGAACAGCAGGATTTGTTTTTTATCAAACCAAAGATGGATTTCAGTTTAGATCTATTGATGGTTTAATGGGACAAGAATCAAAAGCAACTTATACACTATCAGGTGCCCAAGAAACTTATGATACTGAAGGTAAACAGGAAAACAGTGATTTTAATATTTTAGATTTTACTACTGATAAAAATCAAAATCTAATCGAGAAATTAAGATTAGGAACATACTCAAGTTATCGTATGTTTTATAACCCACTTACGTTTGAGTTTACAGATCCTCAAAAAGGTATCTTTAAACTCGAAGATTATGTAGGCAAGGCAAAAAATCTGGGAGATAAACTTAAACTTCCTAAGTTATCTGGTTCTGATGGAAAGAGTTTAGGAGACACTCCAACTAGAATTATTACACAATGCCTTGACATTGGTACAATGGAGAAAGATGTTTCGACTGATGAAAATGCAGATCCTTTTAAATATCAATCACAATCTTTGATGAGATATAATGTCTTGTTTACACAGGCAGTTGATATGCTCATCCCTCTAAACACAAATCTTTCGGCTGGAGACATTATTAATTGTCATTTCCCTAAAATTTCATCGGGAGATAAGGAAGAGTATGATCAGGAGCAAAGCGGTCTATATATGATTAAGGAACTATGCCATCACTTTGACTCTGAATCATCTTATACATCGATGAAACTTATTAGAGATACTTTTGGTAGATACGGAGCTAATAATAAGAAATGATCGACGAATCACTACTTAAAAGTAATTTTCTAGGCAGAGACGGATTTCGTTGGTGGATCGGTCAGATTCCTCCTATCGGTGCTCAGGGTGGGCAGGCAGGGGGTGCTGGATGGGGAAATAGAACTAAGGTTAGAATTCTAGGGTATCATCCGTATAGTGAAAAAGAATTACCTAATGATGATCTGCCTTGGGCACAAGTTCTTATTCCTACAACTGCTGGTAGTGGTGCTGCAAACGTTGCAACGGATGTAAAGTTACAACCTGGAGACACTGTTTTTGGATTTTTCCTAGATGGTGATAATGCTCAAATCCCTGTTGTTCTATCAACATTTGGAAGAACTTCTCAAGTTCCTTCGACAGATTATGAAGGTCCTTTCCAACCTTTTACAGGATATAGTGATCAAATCAAGGAACCAAATGGTGGTGTTCAGAAGAATGAATCTAATGAACAAAATTCTGCCTCACAAAAAAGTCCAAGAACTGTTTCTCCAGCACAAGCAAAGAGTATTGGAAATGGAGAAATCTCTTATTTCAGTGCAATTGGAGATAAGGTTCAGTTAGCATCTCCCAGTAAAGGAAGTGTAACAAGTAAAATCTCAACAGAAATTGGTAACTTAGTCAGTAGAGTACAAAATCTAAATGCTGACATTACCAATACATCAGCACAGATTCAGCAAACTATTAATAGAGAAATTGATATTATCGTTGGTAAAGTTCAGTCCATTGTGAGTGGACTTGTAACCAATATGGTCAATAAGTTATTTAAAACTCTTGCACCTCTTTTTAATAAGGGTTTAAAACTTTTATATGATTTAGTTTATAGACTTGTTCTTGCTGCTACACAGTGTGCTCCTTGTGCTCACTTAGCAGGAGTTGCAGCACAGAAGGCAATGGCTGCTCCAATTAAGGCAATTCAGAATGCTATTCCTTGCATAAGTAATACTATTATTAATGGATTAGGTGGAATTATCAAGTCAGCACTGCAGGGAGTAGTCAATAACGTTCAGAGATTTGTTGCTTGTGCTGCTAATCAATTTACTGGAGCATTAGTAAATGATATTATTGGAAACATTGCTGGTGCAATGAGTGGTTTGATTGGTGCTGTAGGTCCAATTCTTCAGTTCTTTGGTGGATTTAGTATCGAAGGAACTCTACGTGGAGCAGTTGATGGATTATCTGGTGGAGATCCTTCACTTGCTTGTGGTCAAAGTCCATCAGGAGGAAGTGGAGTTACTCAGTGGGTAATCGGACAAGGACCAATCAATGTTCCAGGAACACCATTTGATCAAATACTACAACAGGCAAATGTTGCTAAATCTCTTTCTGACAGTGTACTAGGTGGATTTGATATCTTTAATTCAGGAACTCGTAATCCAGGAACAAGAACTCCTCTTGGTGGATGTTTTACGGGACCACCAGTAATTTGCGAACCACCAACCATCAATATATTTGGTGGTGGAGGACAAGGATGTTCTGCTATTCCTATTTTTGGTGCTTATAGTGGCATTGGTCGAGATGCGACTGCAAGTATTATCGGAGTTAGAATTATTAATTCTGGATCAGGATATGAATATCCACCATTTGTTGAGATTTATGATGAATGTGGTCAAGGATATGGTGCTCAGGCAAGATCAATTATTAATGATAGTGGACAAGTAACAGAAATTTATCTGGTTTCTGAAGGTGAAAACTATAACTTTGATAGAAGAAGGAATTATATTCTTGACGGAGTTTCTATTCTTGATGGTGGAAATGGATACAGTGATAGTGATCAAGGATTAGACAAGTTTGGAAATAGGTATAGAATTAAGACACTAGATGGTAGAGTCACTAGGGTTACGCCTCTAAATACCGTTAGATTGGATGATGATCCAGATATAAGAATTAAGTCGGATGGATCAGGAGCACTTCTAAGACCAATTCTCATAGAAGAGCAGGAATTCCAAGGTGAAATAATTAACGTTGTAGATTGTATCTTAAAGTAAATGGCAGAAAGACCTAAGAGTAATCAAAAATGGCATCAAAGAAGCATCAATTCTTTTGGTCCTAAGTTCCGTATAGACCTAAACAATCCTCAAATGGGGACAAACGGAACTGAAGTCTATACTCTTTATGGTGTAACGGACAATAAAGATGTAAGTCTTTGTGGACTAAGTGAGGGTGGAATTTATAAAATTTATAATGATGGATCTGTCGAGATTGTTGCTGGACAAAAAGCAAAATCAACTGGTGTAGATATTACAATTGTTGGAAAGAATGGAGACATTTGTATAACTGCAGAAAAAAACGGAGCAGTGAGAATTCGTGCAAAGAATATTGTGATTGATGCTGATGAAAACGTTGATATTGTTGCTGGTAAAGATGTCAACATTAAACAAGGTGGTAGGTTCTTAATTCAGGGGCAAGAAGCATCTTGTGATGCTCTGATGGGAAATCTTGCCCCTCCAGGATCTACTTTTGGTGATATTTGTTTTGCAGGAACTTATGTAGATGCTGTTGCAGAAGGATTTAGTGGTGGTCCATTCTAATGTCAAACGTTTTTAACGATCAAGTCGTATTTAATAACGGCACTCAAACTTATGGAAATTCCAGTGTTTCTGGAGATTCTGAAATACTTGGCGATACTAGTATTTCTGGAGATTGTGAAATACTTGGAAATGCCACTATTGGTGGAAATTTAGACACTGGTGGAAACCTTTCTGCCAATTCTTTTGCTAGAAAAAATGGGACTTCCAACCAATTTTTAAAGGGAGATGGGTCAGTTGATACTACAACATACTTAACTGCATCAAGTGTTGGTGGAACACCTGATAATATAGGTGGACAGATAGTACTTAGAAGTGGAACAGGAGGTTTTTCTGCAGGAATTGTTACTACTACATCAATAATTGTTAATGGAAACGCGAGAATCACTGGTATTCTAACTGTAGGATCTTCTTCAGTTACTATTAATGGAATTACGGATACAATTTCTGGAGTTAGTTCAGTTACAGATAATTCTGGAGGTTATCTGTCAATTCCTCCAGGAGCGGTACAATTTTTTGCTAGAAATACCGCACCATCTGGGTGGTTAAAAGCAAATGGTGCATCATTAAGTACTGGAACTTATTCTGCATTATTTTCTGCAATCGGATATACTTTTGGTGGAAGTGGTTCTTCTTTTAGTGTTCCAGACTTAAGAGGTGAATTCCCAAGAGGATGGGATGATGGTCGTGGAATTGATAGTGCAAGAGTTTTTGGATCTGCTCAAGCAGATCAAATGCAACAAATTACTGGTAGTTTAACAGCAACATATGCTGTTGTAAGGGGTAATATTACGGGAGCATTTACTGGAAGTACAATTGATGGGTCAACTTTTTTAAGTTCTCCACAGTATGATACTTCCGCAACTGGGTCTTTACTGAACTTTAATTCAGCAAACTCACCAAGTGCTAGAACAGGTACAGAAACTCGTTCTCGTAACATTGCTCTTCTTGCTTGTATAAAATATTAATAAAGTATTATGAAAATTTATCACTATCATCCCGATTATAAAGTCTATCTTGGTTCTTCGGATGCAGATGAATCCCCATTAGAACCTGGAGTATTTCTAATTCCTGCGTATGCAACAGAACTGGAACCACCAGAATGTGATGAATCTGAGGTTCCAGTATTTGATGGATCTTCTTGGAGTATTATTGATAATTGTAGTGGAGTTTACTATAGTACCGATACTGGAAATGTAATCTATCATCAAGATCCTCTAATTTCACCAGAAAATGCAACAAAAGAAGTCCCACCTGAAGTCCCAGAAGGATTTTATCTAACGTGGGATGGTAGTTGGGAACTCAAAGAAATATTACCACCACCAGAACTTACTCCAGAGCAAAAGTTGGCGCAATCAGGTCTCACTGTAGAAGAACTCAGAACTCTTCTTGGATTGACCCCTTGACACCCGCCCCCATCTGCCCTATAATATGGGGGTAATCAACGGAACACCAGATGAGCACCGCACAAGAAACCGTTCAGGGCATTGTGATTGATGTATGCACCCGCACCTTCCTTCTTCTCAGCGATCAGGGCAGCGAGCGCCTGGTTGAGTGTGAGACTGTTGAGGAGTTTATGAATGTGTTGGAAGTTGTCACCGCTCAACTTGATCCTGAGCAGATTGAGTATGCTGATCTTGCCGTTTATGGGCAGTGATGCTATAATATAAATACCGAAAAAGAAATGAATGGAAGTTTTCACGGTGGAAGAATTTCAAGAACGTTTTGACGAACTGATTGAGAGAGTGGAAAACGGAGAAAGTTTAGGAATAATTGATGAGAATGGTAGAGCAGCAGTTATGATACCTGCGGATGATGACTTTGTACGAATACACACTGAGTGTAACAACGAAGCATCATAAACCGTAGAGCGAGTGAGACTTGGTAGTCAGAGGAGTCTTATAAACTCTTTCCGCCAGATTAGCGGCTTTGACCTGGTTCGAATCCAGGCACTCGTATTGCTATTCG